ATGCCTGCTGCCGTCCGCCGCGCGCGCCAGCGCAACGCGATCCCGCCGATCAACTTTCCCGACGAGCTGCCGGTCAGCGGCCGGCGCGACGAGATCGCGCGCGCCATCGCCGCGCATCCGGTGGTGATCGTCTGCGGCGAGACCGGCTCGGGCAAGACAACGCAGCTGCCGAAGATCTGCCTCGAACTCGGCCGCGAACAGGTGGGGCTGATCGGCCACACGCAGCCGCGGCGAATCGCCGCCTCGACGATTGCGCGGCGCATCGCGCAGGAGCTGAACACGGCCCCCGGCGAGGTGGTCGGCTACAAGGTCCGCTTCACCGACAAGACGCAGCCCGGCGCCTCGGTCAAGCTGATGACCGACGGCATCCTGCTCGCCGAGACGCAGACCGACCGCCATCTTTCCGCCTACGACACGATCATCATCGACGAGGCGCACGAGCGCAGCCTCAACATCGACTTCCTGCTCGGCTACCTGAAGCAGCTCTTGCCGCGGCGGCCGGACCTGAAGCTCATCATCACCTCGGCGACCATCGACGCCGACCGTTTCGCGGCGCACTTCGGCTCGGCCGCTGCGCCTGCACCGGTGATCAACGTCTCCGGCCGGATGTATCCGGTGGAACTGCGCTACCGGCCGGTGCAGGACGAGGACGATGCCGATGACCGCACGCTGATGGACGGCCTCGTCGATGCGGTGGACGAATGCGCGCGCGCCGGCCGCGGCGACGTGCTGGTGTTCCTGCCCGGCGAGCGCGAGATCCGCGAGGCGGCCGAAGCCTTGCGCAAGCACCATCCTCCCGCCACCGAGATCCTGCCGCTGTACGCACGGCTGTCGGTCGAGGATCAGGAGCGGGTGTTCAGGCCGACCGGCTCAGGGCGGCGGATCGTGCTCGCCACCAACGTTGCCGAGACCTCGCTGACGGTGCCCGGCATCCGCTTCGTGGTCGACACCGGGCTGGCGCGCGTGAAGCGCTACTCGTACCGCAACAAGGTCGAGCAGCTTCGCATCGAGCCGATCTCGCAGGCGGCGGCGAACCAGCGTTCGGGCCGCTGCGGCCGTGTCGCCGCCGGCGTCTGCATTCGCCTCTACGACGAGGCCGGGTTCACGCAGCGACCGAAGTTCACCGATCCGGAGATCCTGCGTTCATCGCTGGCGGCGGTGATCCTGCGGATGAAGTCGCTGCACCTGGGCGAACCCGCCGATTTCCCGTTCGTCGAGCCGCCGCCGGCGCGTGCCATTGCCGACGGCTACCAGCTACTGGCCGAGCTCGCCGCCGTCGACGACGACAACGAACTGACTTCGATCGGCCGTGAACTGGCGAAGCTGCCTGTCGATCCGCGCGTCGGCCGGATGCTGCTGGCGGCGCGCGACCGCAACTGCCTAAGCGAGGTGCTGGTGATCGCGGCAGGGCTGTCGATCCAGGATCCGCGCGAGCGGCCGCTGGCGGCGCAGGAGGCGGCCGACAACGCGCACCGGAAGTTCGCCGATGAACGTTCGGACTTCCTGTCGTTCCTGAAGCTTTGGACCTTCGTCAACGACAGGCTCGAGCACAAGAAGTCGAACCGCAAGCTGACCGACGAGCTGCACGCCAGTTTCCTGTCCGCGCGCCGCGTGCGCGAGTGGCGCGACGTGCACTCGCAGCTGGTGACGCAGGTGGCCGAACTCGGCTGGAAGCCGAACGCGCCGCTCGATCTCGCCCAGGCGCCGGCCTTCGAGGCGGTGCACCTGGCGCTGCTCGCCGGGCTGCTGGGCAACGTCGGCACACGCGTGCTCGACGCCGACTTCCGCGAACCGCCGTACTCGGGCGCGCGCGGCATCAAGTTCCACATCTGGCCCGGCTCGCCGCTGGTGAAGAAGGCCGGCCGCTGGCTGATGGCGGCGGAACTGGTCGAGACCTCGCGCCTGTTCGCGCGCACGGTGGCCGGCATCGATCCGGCGTGGATCGAGAAGGTGGGCGGCCATCTGCTGAAGAAATCGCACTCGGACCCGCACTGGGAAAAGAAAGCGGCGCAGGTGGTCGCCTTCGAGCGCGCGGCGCTTTATGGCCTCACCGTCTACCAGCAGCGACGCGTGCACTTCGGCCCGATCGACCCGAAGGCCGCGCGCGAGATCTTCATCCGCGCCGCGCTGGTCGAAGGCGAGTTCGAGACGCGCGCGCCGTTCTTCGCCCACAACCAGAAGCTGGTCCGGGAGATCCGCGAACTGGAGCACAAGACGCGTCGGCTCGACGTGCTGGTCGACGAGGAGCTGATCTACGCCTTCTACGACCGGCTGCTGCCGCTCGACGTCTGCACTGGCTCGCTGTTCGACAAGTGGCGGCAACTGGTCGAAAAGGAGCAGCCGAAGCTGCTCCACCTGTCGCGCGACGAGCTGATGCGGCACGAAGCCGCCGGCGTCACCACCGAGCTCTTTCCGAAGACCATCGAGATGCGCGGCGTGGCGATGGCCGTTTCCTATCATTTCGAACCGGGCAGCCCGCGCGACGGCGCCACACTCGCCGTGCCGCTGTACGCGCTGAACCAGGTCGACGAGGCGCGCTGCGACTGGCTGGTGCCGGGCATGCTCAAGGAGAAGGCGCAGCAGCTGTTGAAGTCGCTGCCGCAGAAGCTGCGCCGACACTGCGTGCCGCTGCCGGAGTACGCCGCCGGCTTTGTCGAGCGCCGCGGCGAGAAGCCCTGGGACACGCGGCCGCTGACCGATGCGCTGATCGACGACCTGCGGGCCGAGCGATCGCTCGTCGTCAGCCCGGCGGACTTCAAGCGCGAGACGCTGCCGGCGCACCTGGCGATGAACTTCAAGGTCGTCGACGAGCACGGCAGGCAGCTGGCGATGGGCCGCAGCCTGCCGCAGCTGCGCGCAGATCTGGGCGCCGAGGCACGCCGCAACTTCCAGGCGGTGGCCGAGCGCGACGTCAAGGTGGCACCGGAACTGCAGCAGCAGATCACCGACTGGGACTTCGGCGAGCTGCCGGAGCTGCTGGAGATCCGCCGCGGCGGTCAGACGATGGTCGGCTTTCCGGCGCTGGTCGACCACGGCGCGCATTGCGCGATCGAGGTCTTCGACGATCTCGAGCAGGCACGGGCGAAGCATCGCGAAGGCTTGCGGCGGCTGTTCCGGTTGCAGTTGAAGGAGCAGGTGAAGTTCATCGAGAAGTCGCTGGCCGGCTTGCAGACGACGGCGATGCAGGCCGCCACGGTGCCGTCGCTGGCGGCAGCGGCTCCGGGCTTCGAGGCTCTGCGCGGCGAAGTGGTCGACGCGGCGCTCGACCGCACGGCGCTGGCGGAGCCCTGGCCCGCCGACCGCGCCACTTTTCTCGCCCACCGCGATGAGGCCCGCGGCAAGCTGGCGCTGATCGCGCAGGAGGTCGCGCGGCTGGTGGCGGCGATCGTGCAGGAGGCGGCTGCCGTGCAGAAGAAGCTCGGCGGTGCGCGCAGCCACGGCGCCGCCTGTGCCGACATCGAGCAGCAGATGGCGCGGCTTTTCCCGCGCGGCTTCGTCGCCGCGACACCGGCGGCACAGCTTGCGCACTATCCGCGCTACCTGAAGGCGATCGTTCTGCGGCTCGACAAGCTGAAGGTCGAGCCGGCGCGCGATGCGCAGCGCATGGCTGAGATCATGGCACTGCAGACACCGTACCTGCGCGAAGTCGCGGCGCGCAAGGGCAAGCCGGACGCGCGGCTCGACGAGTTCCGCTGGCTGCTGGAGGAACTGCGCGTGTCGCTCTACGCGCAGGAGCTGCGCACGCCGATGCCGGTGTCGGCCAAGCGGCTGCAGAAGGTCTGGGACGCGCTGCAGCGCTGAAACGCGGCGCTACTTGGGAACACCCGCCCTGGCGAGGCCGTCGTGCAGCGTCTGCACGTAGCGCGACTGCGCCCGGCTGCCGACCAGCTCGCGATGCCAGCCGATCGTGAATTCCGGCCGCAGCTTCAGCAGCTCGCGCCTGGCCCTGGCGGCGCCATCGCCATTGCCGTTCAAGGCGTAGGCAGCGGCGAGCAGCATGTAGTCGGACCACTCGGCGCCAAAGGTGATGGCGCGTTCAGCGGAGCGGATCGCCTCTTCGTAGCGGCCGAGAAGCAGCTGTGCCCGGCCGCGCTGCTGCATCAGGACACCCTGCGCCGGACCGACCGGATTCAGGGCGATGGCGCGTTCAATCGCGGCCAGCGACTCTTCGCCACGGTCCTGGACCAGTTTCAGCTGGCCGTCGAGGGCTTGCAAAGTCACCAGATAGGGATTCAACCGCAGTCCGTGCCGCAGCGCCTCGGCGGCGGCGTCGTAACGCCCCTGGAAGTACAGCACGTTGGCGCGGGCATTCCAGGCTTCGGCGCTGTCCGGCTGCAGCGTCACCGCACGCGCCGAGGCTTCGTCGGCGCGCTGCCGCAGCGCCTCGGCGTCGCCGGCGCCGGCGTCGGCGAGATAGACGAGTATTGCGCGCCGCGAGCTTTGCGACTTTTGTTCAGTCGCTTTGCGACTTTAAATGTTCACGCGCTTTGAGACTTTTGCGGCCTTCAACCTCGGCGCTCGAGCCCGAAAACCGCCTCGCAGGCCACTCTTTTAACACCTAGACATCGGCCGTCACGCGCACGATGTTCGTCCCGTCCGCGTACAGGATCGCGCGCTTGCCGTTCGCCACCGTGATGCCTGTTCCGGTCGCGCCGATGTACTGCAGGCTCTGGCTTCCAGAGGTCAGGTTCGCCACCGTCCACTGCTTGCGCTTCAGCGGCAGCACGATGTTCCGAGTCGCCGTCAGGCTCACGCCGCTGGTGATGCTCAGGATCGCCGCGGAAGCCTCCGCCTGCGTCAGCGTCTTGTTCGCGTCGCTCGCCATCACGATCTCGGCCAGCGGGTCCACTTCCACGCCCCAGGTGCGGAAGTCGGTGATCGTCGACGGGCCGCTGGAGTCGCAGACGATCGAGTACAGCCGCTTGAAGCCTGCCGTCCACCCGCTGGTGTTGATCCTGATCCCGCTCGTCGTGCCCAGCCCCGACGGGTCCAGCTCCACGTAGTTCGTCGCCGAGAGCGTCAGCGTCAGCGCCGTCTGGTTCGCCAGGTCGGTCACCACGCCGCCGGCCATCACGTTGCCGCCGTTCATGGAGAGCGTCGAGCCCGCCGTGCCCACGCGGTCGATCGACAGCACCGCCGCCGGCGCGTCGCCGGAGAAGAGATCGTTGATCAGCACATACGGGCTCGACCCGCTCGCCAGTTGTCGCCGTGCCATCTAGCCCTCCAAGGCCGAGCCCTTGTTGATCCGCAATCGGTCCACGTAACCCGTGGTCGGATAGTTCCCGAAGAACTCCCCGATCCGCAGCACAGAGCCCACCGGAAAGTTGATCGGCACCCCGGTCAGGTCCACGTTCGTCCCCACCTGTACCCCGTCGATCTCACGCACCAAGAAGCTGCCCTGCTTCTTCATCGAGATCTTGTGCCAGGTATTCGCCGACAGCGTGCCCACCGCCGTAGCGCCGTAGGCTGTTCCGCCGGAGTTGATCTCCGCCACGATGGCCGCCCCGCTGCGGCGGATGCTGAACCCGTTGTCGGCGTTCGCCGTCCCTGGGCTTTTCACCAGCGCCACGATGCCCGCCAGGCCCGCCGCCACCGACGGCGTGCGGAACCGCAGCGTCACGTTCCACTCCTCCCCGCCCGAGAAGTCGAAGTCCGAACTGTTCGGTACGGACACGTACTGCCCCGCTCCGCCCAGCGCCAGACTAGAGGAGCCGTACACGAACTCCGCCGTCGAGATCGCCGCCCCGCCGTGCGCCGTGGGGCTGTGCCGGCCGGTCGAATCCGTGATCGTCGTCGACCCGTGCGTCCCCTCGAACTCCAGCTGCAGCACCAGCGTCCCGCCGTCGGCGGCCGCCGAAAGCTCGCTGTCGGCCCAGTGCCCCGCACCCACCAGCGCGCTCACCTGCGCCACCCGCACCCGCAGCTCCGTCGGCGCGCTGCCAAAGTCCGCCGTGTAGTCGGCCACCGTGTAGTCGTAATACGCCTGCCCGGTCACGGTCGCCTCGCGCAGCACGTCCCCGCTCACCGGGTCCAGGATCTCCACGTGGTAGGTCTCGGCGGACTCGCTCATCGGCACGTCCACGCCGGTCAGCCACAGGTCCTGGTAGACCCGGTTCCGCCTGATCCACCCGATCCGACGGTCCCCGTTCGCCCGCACCGTCATCGTGATGTGCACCGGCGGCAGCGGCCGCAGCGTCCCCGCCTGGAAGCTGTGCACCTGGGAGGGCGCCGAGATCACGTCGCGCCCGTGCGTCACCGCCCGCCAGCGCCGCAGCGCGTTCAGCTCGCTCAATTGCCGCGGCAGCCGCGTCACCACCGTCGCCGCCAGGTTCGGCAGCAGGATCACCCGGTCGCCCGCCGCGTGGCCGGTGGCCGCGTAGTCCGTCCCCAGCACCCCGCGCTGCAGCCCGTCGAGCACGTAGGTGCCGTCTGCCGTCACTTCCGCCGTCCGGTAGCGGATCAGCTCCGTCCGGCTCGTCTCCCCCGCCGTCACCGCCGCCAGGCCGGAGCCCGCCAGCTGCTCCTCCGGGCTGTACTCCTCCAGCAGCTCGCCCGCGATCGACACTTCCAGCCGGTGCGTCGCCGGCGCCTGCAGCTCGCGCCCCACGTCCCAGTCGGGCAGCGCCGCCACCGCCGAGCCCACCCGGCTGCTCGCCGCCAGGTTCGCCGCCGAGTTCAGGCCCGAGTCGTCCAACTCCGACACGAACCAGATCGCCCCCGGCCACGGCCGGTCCGCGCTCAACGGCGAGCCGACCCCGTACAGGATCGCCCCGAGCCCGTCCGCGTCCGCCAGCGGCGGCACCTCGAACACCACCCCAAGCGTCCCGGTCGTCGGCGGCTTCAGCCCGTCCGCCGGCGGCCCCTGCACCCCGGCCGCCACCTGCACCACCGCCCCGTCGTCGTCGGTCACCGAGCCGAAATTCAGCAGCCCGTTGTCCTCTTCCTTGGCGGTGATCTTCTCCCGCACCAGCGTCCCGCCGCGCGTCTCCATCAGCACCGCGTCGCCCGGTTCCAGGGCCAGGTACTTCACCGTCGTCGTCCAGCTCTTGCTCGTGCGCTGCGCCCAGGCTTCGGTGAGGTTGCGCCACGCCGAGCGCGCCGCCTCCTGCGCCGTCAGCGTCACCGGCACCTCCAGCGTGCGCCACTCGTCGCTGTCGCCGTGCATCCGCTGCGCCAGCGTGTTGCCGCGCTCGTAGGCCGCCTCGTGCTGCATGTAGTGCAGGTCCAGCCGCACCGGCAGCGCCGTGCTCACCTCGCGCGTGCGCTCCTCGGTGGGCGTCTCCGGCTTCGATTCGCCGCGCTCGGCGCCCAGGTCCTCGTACGGGATCGTCGCCACCGCCGCCGCGCCGCGCTTGACCACCTTCAGCTTGCCGTCGCTCTCGAACAGATCCGCCCCATAGCAGCCCAGCAGCGGCTGGATCGCCGTCCCGCGCGCGGTGCGGTTGTCGAGCTGGTAGCCGCGCACCAGCACGTCTTCCACGTCGGCCACGTTCAGGTCCGAGGCGCCGATCGCCGGATCGGAGAGGATCGTGATCACCTCCGCCAGCGAGCGGCCCTCGTCGGCGGCACGCGGCAGCATCGTCCACTGGCTGGTCCGGGTCAGGAAAACGCCATTGCGCAGCGGCACGAACACCGGCTCGTGCTCCCTGCCGGCCGGCTCTACCGGCAGCCCCAGGGCCGACACCTCCACCTCGCCCATCAGCGTCGCCGAGCCGTCCGGGTGGAGGTCGTACTGCCCGAACCAGGTCCCCACCGTGTCCTGGTTCCACTTGTGCGCGGTCACCAGCATGTTGTTCCACACGTGCATGGCCTGTAGGCAGCCCGGCTGCAGCGGCATCTCGTAGCGCACCGGGTCCGACTCCGGATCATCCGGATCGATCCGCCGCAGCTCCAGATCGGCCGTGAGCCGCCAGATCCACTCGCTGGCCGCGAAGCGGATGTAGATGTCGCCCGTCACTTCGTCGACGCCGATCCAGTCGGCGCCGGTGGCCTGGCCGGTAAAGGTCTGCGACACCGATGCCTGGCTGTCATCGCCGAACTCGAACTTTCCTACCCACGTATCGGCGCCGTCCACCTCGTTCGGCACGATGGGCGTGTACGCGTCGCGCGCGCTCACCGGGAACCCGATCACGACGCGGGTCGTCGTCTCGGCCGATGCGTGCCGGATGTAGTAGATGCGGCTCCCGGAGCGGACCATGTGCGCGCTCGTGAGGTCCCAGCTCTCCACGTCGCCGAGCGAGATGAAGACCGTGGTGGCGCTGTCGTACGGCTCCACGCACGCCGACATCAGCACCAGCTTGGTCTCGTAAGGGTGCTCGGTCCCCTCCGGCTGCCCGAAGACGATCTGCAGCGCCAGCCGTGGATCGTTGATGCAAGCCACCGTGTAGACGCGCCCGTAGTCGGCCCAGGGATTGGTGCCGAATGGGTTGAGGTAGCCCAAAACAGTGCGGCCTTCCGGGTCTTCAGTGGCGTCGCCGTAGTCCTTCCAGGGCACGCCGCTGGCGGAGAACATCTCGACCACGTTGCTCAACCCGCTCACCGGATCGGGCCAGTGCGCGCCGAAATCGTCCTTGGTCAGATCTCTCACCCGGCGCCGCCAGCAGAACCCGCCGATGTCCGTGCTCGACAGGTGGTTCAGCCAGTCCGTCGTCTCGATCTGGTACTCGTCCGGCCCCCACCCGGCGCACATGCTCAGCAGCGTGTCGTCGTACATCCCGAAGTTGTTGATGTGCGTCGGCACCGGCCGGTCCGCGAACTCGATCACCTCCGCCTCGATCTGCGGAATCCCGCCCGTCTCGGTGATGTCCCAGTCGCGAAACCCCATGCAGGCCATGAACTGGTAGCCCGGCACCGCGCCTTCCACCGCCTCGGCCACCCACCACGGCGCCTGGTCGGCGGTGCCGTAGAAGAACTCCACCTTCTCGGCGAACGCGCCCGACAGCAGCGCCTCCACGATGTCGTCGTGCTCTTCGCTGTACGCCAGCTTCTTGTTGATCCACACGCGGCGGAACGTCTGGATCGGCCCCTGACTGAACGCCGCGTAGAAGCTCACGAACCGCCGCGTCTCGGTCACGTAGTTGTTCTTGCCCACCTCCCGCTCGTTCTTCTCCTCGCGCGGCTCGCCCTGCCAGATCACCTTCGCCGGGCACAGCCCCGCCCCGAGCACGATCGGCAGCGTCTGCCCGTACACGCTCTCGGTCACCGGGTAGTCGGCGATGCGCACCTCGGTGCGGTTCTTCGGCGCGAAGAGCAGCCCGCCGGCTGCGGAGCCCAGCGCCCAGCCGATGCTGGCCCCCATCGGCCCGCCCACCATGAAGCCGACCGCCGCGCCCACCGCGCTGATCGCCAGCTGCGCCATCTAGATCACGCCCTTCATGCGCCAGCAGCTCACCACCCGCCGCTGCCAGTGCTCCACGAACCCGTGCTCCACCACGCCGCCCAGCTTCTCGGCCGAGTGAATCAGCGTCAGCTCGCCGCCGGCGCGCTCGCCCACGATCGCCAGGTGCTGCGGCCGCCCCGCCCACAGCAGCTGCACCACGCCGCCCGGCAGCGGCTCGGACACCGGCACGCAGTATTCCGCCAGCCACTGCACCAGCAGCCCCGGCTGCGGCAGCCGTTCGTAGTAGAGCGGCCCCGGCACCTGCAGGCCCAGCGCCTCGCCCACCGCGATCAGGAGCCCGCCGCAGTCGGCGCCATCCGCCCCGCGCCCCCGGTGCCGGAACCGCGTGCCTTTCAGGGCGCGGGCCGCCTCGATCACCTGCGCCGCCGTCGCCAGGGCCATCCGCTCAGCCGCCCGCCAGCGCCAGCAGCCGGTGCGAGCCCGGCAGGAACGGGCAGCCGCCGAAGCGCGCCCCGTTGCCGAACTTCGTCTGGCACGTCGCCCACGATTTATCGCAGCCGGCCACCACGGTCGCCGTGTCGCCCACCGCGATGTCGCGCCGCATCGGCAAGAAGAGCGAGAACTGCACGTCCCCGTCCATCACCTGGCTCTTCACTTCCATGCCGCGGCCCGTGTTCTCTCCCGTGAGCCAGGTCACCGAGCCGAAGTCGAAGAACCCCTCCGTCGAGAACGCCGCGCCGGAGAGCGTGGCGTGAAAGCCCGCCCGGTCGGCCACCTCGGTTACCGTCAGCGTCCGCGTGTAGGAGGTCAGCACCTGCTGGCAGCGGCTGTCGCCCAGCTCCCAGTCGCACATCGGGGAGAGTTGCCGCCCCACCTGCGTCGCCAGCAGGTGCGTCAGCCCCAGCAGCTCCGCCCGCCAGCGCACGCCGTCGTAGGTCACCCGCCCGATGCGCCCGCCCGGCAGCGGCACCCGCCCCATGCTCGGGTCCGCCCAGTTCACGATCCAACTCTTCACCCGCGCGTGGTCCCACAGGCCGTCTTCCAGGTCCTCCTCGGTGATCGCCGCCGCGTCGAAGACGCCGCGCGCCTCCTGGTTGTCGACATTCAGCCCCAGGCTCGCCCGCGCCGCGCTGCCGCCCACCGGCCGCGCCGCCAGGTACCGCCCGTCGCCCGGATAAATCACGTCCTGGTCCAGCTCCGCGAAGCGGAACTCCTCGAGGTCCGTCCTGCGAATCCACCAGATCCGGCACACGGTCGGCGTCGCGCTCGCCAGGTGCGCCTGCAGTTCGGAGGAGATCGCGATCACGCCCCCGCCTCCGGGTACAGGTCCTCGATCAACGGAATGCCGCCCCAGCTGTGCAGGTTGTAGGCGTCGAGCGAGGCCGCCAGCCGGTCCGTGTCGAAGCGCATCGGCGTGTCGAACTCGCACGCCAGCGTCAGCGTCTCGGTCGGCTGCGGGTACTTCAACCCGTTGCCAGCCGGAGTGATCGTCTTGCCCGCCGTGTTCGTCGCCAGCGTGTAGGTCGCCGTCGAGATGTTCGTGATCTCGTGACTCAGCGAGTTCAAAAGCGCCGCGTCCGCGCCCGTCAGCCCGGTCAGGTACAGCCGCCCGCCCACGGCCAGTCCGGAAAGCGCCGCCGCCAGCGTCACCACCGTCGTCGCGCCCACCGTCACCGCGGTCACCGCCTGGCTCGCATCCGCCACGAAGGCGACCCGCCCCGTGTTCGGCACGATCGCGATCTGCCCCGCGCCCGTGCCCACCGTCACCGCCACGTCGTTGCGCTCCACCGTCGCCGTGCCGCTCACCAGTTTTTTAAGGAGCCGCGCCTGCGCCTCGCCGGCCGCCGAATACAGCCGCACCGCCTGGTAGACCGGCACCCCGTGGCCGATGCCCGCCCCGCCCACGATGTCGTCGCCGGAGAGGCCCATCAGCCCGCCGGTGCCGCTGTGCGCCGTCTCGAAGTCGCTCCAGTCCTTCACCCGGAAGCTGCGCCACATGCCGCCCGCCACCCGGAACCACGCCCGCACCTCCTCGAACTCCGCGCTCGTGTGCAGGTTCTTGCTGATGTCCATCAGCACCCGCTCGCGCGCCGCCTCGCGGTTGCGGCTCTCGCGGCCGCCCTTGGTCGCGATCACCAGCGTCTGGAAGAGCGGCCCGATCGTCGCCCCGCGCGAGAAACACTCCGGCAGCCGCGCCTCGATGAAGGCGCCGCTCATCGCGAGATCCTCATTCGACTGCCCTCCGCGCTGCGCGCTTCGGGGCTGAGCGCTTCGGAGCGGCCGCGCGCGCTCATGCCAGCCCCCGCTCGGCGTTCTCCGCCATCGCCCGGCCGAAGGCCGTCGACATCTGCTGCATCGTCTGCCGGCTCATCGGCTGCGAGCCGGCCGGCATGTTGATGGTCACGTTCACGCTGCGGCCGCCGTTCATGCGGTGCCGCGGATCGCGCCGCGTCAGCACCTCCTCGCCCGCCTGCAGCACGGCCGGCACCTCGCCGGCGGCCAGCCCGCCCGAGTGCAGCCGCGGCGCCCGGCGGAACATGGCAGCCGGCATCGCCCGCGTAAAGCTGGAGTCGCGCCCCGCGATTCCGCCGCCGTGCATGCCGAAGGCGCTGATGAACGCATTGCCCACCCAGTCCCACATCCCGCTCGAACCCGCGCCGCCGGCCAGCTCCGAGAAGAGACTTGCCCCCGCCGCCGCCCCCGGCCCGCTGCCCTTGCCGCTCATCGCGCCGCGGAGGAAGTTCTCCAGCGGCTCCGTCACCAGGAGCCGCGTCCCCAGCCGCAGCAGGTCCTGCTCCAGCTGCTTCACCGCGTCGCCGGCGTTGCCGAAGTACAGCACCATCGATTCGCCGAACCGCGCCCCCGCGCGCGCCGCCTCGTCGATCGCCCCCTGCACCCGCTCGGTGTCCTCCAGCGCCTGCATGCGCTTGCCGGCTTCCTCGATCAGCGGCAGCGCCTTCTCGTACGCCGCGCTGCCGCGCTCGATCCCCTGCGCCTCCAGGTGGCGCAGCAGGATCGCCTGCTGCCGCACCGCGTTGCTCTGGCCCACGAGCGCGATCTCCATCTCCACGTCGGCCAGGAAGCGCTCCAGGTCCTGCTGCGCCCGCGCCTCGATCTGCGCGCGCTCCTCGGCCTGGCGCCGCGCCGCCTCGTTCACCTTGGCCGCCCACTCCGCCGCCTCGCGGCGCGCGTCCACCTCGCGCTCCACTTCCACGTTCAGATCCAGCAGCGCCGCCAGCTCCTCGCGCGTGCCGGCGATCAGCCGCACGCGGCCGGCGTCCACCTCGCCCAGCACCTTGATCCGCATCTGCTCGGCCGCCGTGAGCTTGCCGCCCACCTCCAGCTCCTCCGCCCCGAGCGCGATCCGCTCGCGGATCTGGTCGGCCAGCCGTGCGTAGTCGTCGCGCTCTTCGCGCGGCGCGCGGCCGCCGGCGCGCCCGCCGGAACCGGCGCCGCCGCGTGCGGGATTCGGCGCCGCGCCTCGGCCTCCGCCGCGCGCCATCGCGTCGCGCGCGTCGAGCACGCCGCCGCTGCCTGCCAGCGCCTCGGCCCGCTGCCGCGCCAGGAAGTAGGCACGCAGCTGCTCCGTCTCGCTGATGCGCCCGGCCGCGCCGGGGTCGCGCAGCGCCTTCATCCAGTTGTCCCAGCGCGTGCCGGCCTGGATCTCGCGCAACTCCTTCAGCTCCTCGCCCAGGTCGCGCACCTGCTCGGCCGTCGTCTTCAGCGGGTTCGTCGTGCCGATCAGCGCGATTGCGCGCAAGAAGCCGCCGGCCGCCTCGCGCCCGTCGTTGAACTCGCCGATCAGCTCGCGGATCACCGGCAGCACGTCGCCCAGCAGCAGGTTGCGGAAGCGCTCGAACTCCACCTGCAGCCGCTCGATCTCCTGCTGCGCCGCCTTCGCCTGCTCCACCAGCTCGGTGGTCACGCCGCTGTTCACCCGCAGCGCGTCCGAGCCCTGGTTCAGGTACGCCACCATGCGCGGCCCGGCGGCCTTGCCGAACAGCTCCATCGCCAGCGCGCCCTTCTCCGGCCCGTCGCGCCACTCGCGGAACTTGTCGGCCATCTCGCCCAGCACCTCGGTGCCCGAGCGCACGTCGCCATTCACGTCGACGACTTTGATCCCCATCGCCTTGAAGATCGCCGCGCTCTCCTTCCCGCCCGCCGCCGCGTCCGCCAGCCGCTGGTTCAGCCGCGCCAGCGCGCCCTCGAACTGGCCCGCGCTCACCCCAGCCAGCCGCGCCCCGGTACTCAGCTCCGACAGCGCCACCGCCGTCGTCCCCAGCCCCTGCGCCCGCTTGTCCAGGTCGTCCAGTTGCCCGATCAGGTTCGGCAGCGCCGTCACCGCCGCGCGGCCGATATCCGCGATCACGTTGCCCAGCAGCGTGCCCACCGTGGCCGCGCCGCGCAGGCTCTTCTCCATGTCCTTGGCGGTGCGGTCCGTCGCCGCCCCGGCCTTCTCCACGCTGCGGCCGAACTTCTCCACCGTGTCGCCGGCGAGCTTCACCTCGCCCACGAACCCCGAGCCGTCCGCCTTCAGGCGGATGCCGAACGTCACGTCACGCGCCATCGCCGCCGCCCTTCTTCACCAGGCGCCGGTTCAGCGCCGGCAGCGCCGCCGCCTCCATCACCTGCAGGTCCGCCCACAGCCGCTGCCGCCGCGCCCGCGGCACGGCGGCCAGCTCCATCGCCGCGGCCACGCCCGCGTAATCGAGCCCCAGGCCGCTCATGCCCGCCGCCACGCGCCACTGCGTCTGCAGCAGCAGGAAGAACTGCAGCGCGCGCCAGTTGTCCCGGTGCACCGCGAAGTCGCCGCCGGCCTCGCCTTGCAGCCGCGCCAGCTCGGCGCGCGCCTCGTCGAGCGGCGCGCCTTCCATCTTCCAGTCCTGCATGCTGCGGATGAGATCGCGCTGTTCATCGATCAGCCGCCGGGTGTCGTCGTCAGGGCCGCCGCGCGCCCACCAGCGGGCGGCCTCGATCAGTTTTTTTCGCGGGCGCTTCCAAGGCTCGCCAGGAACGCGCGCACCAGCGTCGGCTGCATCGGGTGCACGTCGAGCGCCCGGTGCAGGCTCTCGCGGTCCTCGCCGATCGGCGCCCCTTCCTCGTCGAGCACGCCGCCCAGAGACACCAGCACCTCGTCCAGCATCTCGCGGTCGCTCATCTCGCCGCTGGCGAGCTTGCCGCGCAGCTCTTCGAGCCGGGGCTGCGCCAGGCGGCGGAACCGCGCCAGGAACTTGTGCTTCTCCACCCGGCCGCCGTCCACCGGGTAGGCGAGCGTCACCTCGGTTTCGTAGGTCGGGCTCAGTGCCAGCTTGAACGCCACAGGGCCTCACTTCACCGTGATCAGGATCTCGTCGTTGCCCGAGCTGCCCGGCGTCAGCACCAGGTTGCCGTTCAGCATCACGTTGCCGTCGCTGTCGGCGTAGGTCGGGTCCAGGATCTGCACGTTGGGCGCGTCCACCTGCACGATGTTGCCGGCCGTGGTGCCGTGGATCAGCTGCAGGTCGTCCAGCGTGCCCGCCGTGATCGCCGCCCACCAGTCCTTGGTCGCCACCAGCGTCGCCTCGAAGCTGATGCTGCCGCCCGGCCGCCGGTCGGTCAGTTGCACGCTCTCGCAGCCGATCAGATCCCGGTGCACCACGTTGTTGCGCATGTTCAGCGTCAGCGCCTCCAGGCAGGAGGTCGCCGCGTGCAGGCTGAACGTCGGCGTGTTCGTCTTGTTGCACGCCAGCGGCTTGATGAAGCCGGTGTAGGTCGGCGTCGGCGCCGCCGCGTCGGCCACCGCCACGTACATGCCGGTGAAGGTGAACTGCAGCTTCGGGATCTGCTTCGCATTGAAGACCAGGTTCACGTCGCCGCGGCAGCCGCGCATCTTGTGCAGTACGCCGTCCTGGTTCAGGTAGATGTACACGCTCGGGAAGGTGGCGCTGATCGGGTTGTAAACCACGCTCGTGCTCGCGTTCACCGTCTCGGCAAAGCCGCAGGCCCGCAAGAGCGGCCCCCAGGCCGGCGCCGTGCCGGCCGCGCCGCTGCCGGCGATCTCCACCTCGAAGCTCACCTGCGCGCTGTAGCTCGCCAGCACGCTGTCGGCGTTGCCCAGGTACGGGAAGTAGTTGTCGCGCGGCAGGAACTCCGCCGCCAGCGGCGTCAGGTTGATGTTGCTCGCCAGGATCGCGTTCGCCGCGCCGGTGGGCGTCGGGTCCACCCCGTAGCTCGACTCGATCTTCGCCAGGATGATCGCCTTGCGGGTCAGCAGCGGCATCTCGCCTTACTCCTTCAAAACGCGCAGTTCCGGTAGCTGATCGTCCCCGGCCGCGCGCGCGCCGTGAACCGTGACCGGCGTCCCGCCGCTCACTCGTAATGCCTCGTGTAGAGCCGGCAGCGCGCCGCGTGGCACAGCACGCCGGCGAACATCACCGGCGCCTGCTCGTCCACCTGCAGGCCGGCGCCTTCGTCGACCACCGTGCTGGACACCACGCCGCCCAGGTTGTCGTCGGCGCGGAACGCATCGCGCACCGCCTCCACCAGCGAATCGAACGTCTTCTCGCTCGCCGCGGCGTCCGCGATGCTCATGTAGCCGTGGATGCGCCAGGTGTTCGTAATCGTGTAGCGGCCGAGCGCGTCGCTTTCCTCGCGCACGGCGTAGCGGCTGATCCACCAGCCGCGGATCTGCGGCTGCCCGCCGATCGTGCTGCCGTACAGGTCGTTAAACCCGGCCGCGTTCGGGCTGTAGCGCTGGTAGTCGTGCACCTGGCCCACGTTCGCCACGGCCGCCAGCCGCGCCCGGATCGCCTCACGGATCGTCGCCAGCGCCGGCATCAGGCCGCCCCGCCGCCGCCCAGCTGGCCGGCCGCCCGCATCTCGTCGATCAGCTGCACCGCGCCGCGTTCGTACAGGTGCTCGATCTGCGCCTCGTTGGCGGCCAGTGCCGTGTGGAACATGCCCACCGCCAGCGTGCCGCGCTGCGCGATCGCGCGCGCCACCAGGAAGGCGCGGCTCTTCACTTCCGCCTCGTCGCTGATCGCGAACTTCTTGCGCACCCAGTCCTGCAGCGGCTCCACCGGCGGAAAGTGCGGCCGCGTGCCGAACTCCACGTGCGGCGCGTAGGAAAGCCCCGTGCCCACCACGCCTTCCACGCCCGCCGGCAGCTCGCGCACCTCGCCGAAGATGCTCGCCCGCAGCGTGCCGAAGGCCGTCGGCGTGCGGTCCTTCACCTCGGCCTCCAGGTGCGCCACCGTCGCCTGCGTCAGCGTCGAGAACATGCCCATCGCCATGTCCGGCGCGCGGGCGAACATCGCCGCCACGCCCTGCACGTTCAGCGGCTCGATGGTGATCACACCAGCCTCAGCCCGCGCTGCACCTTGCTGCCGCGACGCGGCGCGAAGGCCAGCACCACGCCGCCCGCCTCGGTCGCAGGCGCGGCACTCGCCAGCACCATGCCCAGCACGCCCTCGGCCTGCTTGAGATAAGTGCGCTCGCGCGACGCCCACAGCTCGCTCTTCGTCTTGTGCTCCACGCCGTCGGCGGCGATCGTCGAATCGGTCTGGTTCGCGTACCAGGAGGCGAGCTGCCCGCACAGCAGGCTCGCCGCGAGCAGCGCAATGCCCAGCCGCCGCTCCACCGGGATCGTGTCCGCCTGGCCGGTCACCTCGTGCGGCGCCGTGAACCGCACCCGCACCGTGCTCGCCGCCGGCAGCGCGTCCACCAGCGCCACCCGCTCGGTGCCGTCGGGCTCGGCGATCACCATCGCCGCGCCATCCGGCACCAGCGCCGGCGGCACCTCGCCCACCGGGTACTCCACGCTCGCCAGCCGCGAGCGGCCCGCCACCCAGCTCGTGGGCGCGATGTAGTGGCCGCTCTGGTCCTCCAGCTCCTCCACCACCGTGCGCGGGCTCTCGCCGCTGTAGCGGGCCACGGCGCTGGCGATCGCCGTGTCGGTCTGCTCGGTCGTGATCCGGTCCGCGTCGTCTCGCACCAGGTCGCGCACCACGTGCTGGTAGTACTCGATCATCGCCGCGCCGCCTCAGTGTCTCGGGAAAAGACCGGCCCCACGAGGGGGCCGGAAAGTACGGGTCCAGCCCGTCAAGGAGACAACCGGGTTACGCCACCACCGCGCCCGTCGCGCCGCGGTAGTCGATCACCGCGCCGCCGTAGATGTGGCGGATCTTGTAGGTGAGCTTGTCGCTGTCGAACATCGAGCCCACGCTCGGCATGTCCTGCACGAACAGCTCCGGCTCCTCGCGCCCGTCCAGGAACCCGATCTCGATCGTCGGGATGTCCGCCGGGTCGGCCACCGTGTACCAGTTGTTCGTGTCGGTCCAATACCAGATCGAGATCGGCGTCATCATCCAGCCCTGCTGGAAGGTGGCGTCGTTGTTCGTGGTCCGCTTGAACAGGTTCCACGCCGTCTCTTCCAGGTCCGGCGGCACCAGCAGGTACCGCGGCGCGATGCCCAGCCGGTCGGTGCTGGTCAGCTCCGCCTGCTTCAGCATCATCAGCCGGTGCACGGAAAGCTCGGCCGCGGCCAGGGCGGTCGTGCCCAGGTTCGCGTGCGTGGCGTGGAAGAACGCCACCGAGTCGTACAGCGTCGGGTTGGTGCGGAAGAAGTCGAAGACGAACTTCGCCAGCGTGCGGCGGGCCGAGCGGCCGAGCTTCACCGGGATGCGGCGGATCGAGCCCACGTCGTCGTTCTTGATCGCCTCGAGCGTCACCGTCTCCAGGTTGCCGCGCTTCGTCGCCGCGTAGGTCGACTCCTCGTCGGCCGGCGCCGTCGCCACCACGTACGCGTCGCCCTGCGCCACCGCGGCCAGGTCGCCGTAGCCGCCGATGCGCGTGCGCCGCTGCGTGCGGAAGTCGAACACCGGCGTCACCGTCGCCACGGTGCGGATGTCGGGGTAGGCCGCCGCGTTGTACTCGGCCACCATGCGCCGCGCGATCGAATCGCCCAGCACCTCCGCCCACGTGCTCGAGGCCAGCGCTTCCGTCAGCCGGCTCTGGTCGGCGTCGCCGATGCGGCCGGTCACCCGCTTGTCGCCGGTGATCTCGATGTAGCACTCCTTGAACGAGTGCACGCTGCGGTGGTCCTTGTGCTGCGGGTCGAAGAACGCATCCAGCATGTCGCGCATCTTCACGCTGCGGTCTTCCACCCGCACGTCGAGCCCGTCGAGCACCGGCTTGCCGCTTTCGGTGAGCTTGCCCAGGTACTCGCGCTCGGCCGCGATCGCGCTGTCCACGTCGGCCTCGGTGAAGCGCGCCCGCGCGTCGAAGTCCCGCTGCAGCCGCTCGCGGGAGGCCGCCGGAAGCCGGCAGCCGCCGATCGTCGGCCGCGCGTAGGCCCGCGCCGCCGCCTGCGCGATCTGCGCCTGCACCTCGGCCATGCCCGGCAGCGCCGCTTCCGTCACCCGCTCGCCCGCCGGCGCGCCCACCGCCTCGCGGTACGCGGCCTCCAGGTCCTCGTCGCTGATCGTGTCCAGGTTGATCTGGGCAGCCTTGGCGGCGTTGACCCGCTTGATCGCCTCGAACAGCCGTTCGCGAAGTTTCATCTCGTCGTCCTCGTCATCGGAAATAGCGGCTTCGAGCATGCGGACCAAGGCGCCGCCGGCCCCTGGCTCCACAATCAGGTCCACGCTGTTCACGCGGGTGAATTTGGTTGCCGCGCGCACCTTCTTGCCCTCGCGCAGCACGGTGGCCGTCTTGCCCACCGCGTCGATCGAAAGGCCGAACAGGTGCTGCATGCCGCGCTGGTACGCCTCGGCGAGCTTCTTGCCGATCGCGCCCTCGGGCTCGATCAGCTCCAGCGTCGCCGCCACGTGGCCCGCGTCGGCGCCGGCGCCTTCCACGAACCGCGGCGCCGTGAGCTGGCCGATGAGATCCCGGAAGTCCTTGCCCTGGCCCTTCGTGTGCGCCTCGTCGCTCTTGACGAACACGCGCGCTTTCTCGAACAGCGGCACCGCCTCGCGCAGCGCCGCGTCCGAGTAGTAGTTGCCGTTGAGCGACCGCCCGGCGCGGATCGCGATCACCTCGAACTTGCCGGTCGCCGCCGCGCCCTCGGCCTTGGCTTCCGCGAAGGCGCCGCTTTCCAGCGCCTCGGTCATCTTCACCGCGCGCCAGTCCATCACCACGGGAGTCGGCGCGCCCAGCGTCACGTCGTAGGCGTCGGTCACCGTGTACGGGTACTGCAGGAACTTGCCGCCGTTGGTTTCCACCACCGCGCTGTCGTCGAAGAGCGCGACCACGCTGCACCAGGCCGGCGACTGCGCGGCGGCCTGCCGCGCCAGCTCGATCGCCCGGCGCACCGCGTCGATCACCTGGCGGTAGTCCACCGCCTCGCGCAGCGCCGCCTCGCCGATCAGCCCCTCGGCCGGGATCTTGATCTTCATTCCGCCACCGCCGGATCGAAGAGCTTCTGCCCGGCCACGGTCACGACGACGAGCTGCGCGCCCGACTCGCGGAAGCCGAACACCTCCTGCGGCGTCACGCCCACGCGCTCGGCGATCACCGCCAGCGCCTTCACGCTCACGCCCAGGCGAGCGGCCGCCTCGTCCGCGGTAAACGGAGAGGCGGCCGCCGCCGTCGGCGACACGCTCGCAGCGGAGGTATCGGCATCGCCGCCCGCTTCGGCGGCGTCGGCCTCGATCGCCGCCAGGCCGGCGGCGTCGGGCGCGGAATCAGGGGAGGGTGCTGCGGCCTTTCTCGGCTTCGCCATGAGCGCTCCAGGAATCGGAGCGCATTGTGTGAAGCGGCAGGGAGCCGGTGAACGCTGACGACGGTCCGCGGCATTGCGCCGCGGACACCAGCTTCGGCCGGCGCGCGTCAGGCTACGCGCGCAGCGGCCCGCGCGTCAATGCTGCGGGATGTCCGCTGTCGCCGCGCCGGCGTAACGTGTCCGCATGTTCGCCCCGGCCATCGCCGCCGTGCTCGCCTGCGCCGCGGCCGACACCGCCGCGCCCACCGGCCGCACCGATCCGCCGCGGGACCCCGCCGTGCGCGCCGCCTTCGTGCGCGCCCATCCGTGCCCGGCCACCGAACGAACGTCCGGCGCGTGCCCCGGCTGGGTGGTCGACCACCGCCTGCCGCTGTGCGCCGGCGGCGCCGATGCGCCGGAGAACCTGCAGTGGATCACGGCCGCGCAGGCGCGGGAAAAAGATCGGCGGGATCAGCAGCACTGCGCGGCGCTGCGCCGCTTCGGCCAGACCGCGCGGTAGTTCCCGCGCGAGTTCCCGCAACCGCGCGCCGGTTCAACGCCGCCACCACGTCGCGCAGCAACGCATTGGCTGCCGCCTCGCCGCGGCGCGCGGCCACCAGTTTCAGGTACGCGTCGCGCCGCTCCTGGTCCCAGCCAGCCACCAGCCGCACCTCGCAGGCGTGCCGGTGCCGGATCGCCGTAGGTCGGGCCGCGCGGGTCCGCCGCGGCGCTGCGGGCGCGCGGCTGCGTTTTCGGTTCGGGGTTTTGCTGCAACGCCTGCCGGCGCCAAGCCCGGAGCTAGCCGGCTTTCTCTTCTTCCAGCGCCACGGCGCGGAACTTCGGTGCCGGATCGCCCGTCCGCCGCGGCTCGAACTGGATGCCGTGGTCGCCGGCGACGGGCTGCGAGTGGTCCAGGTACATGCCCGTGATGGTGTCCGGGATGCCCTTGGGGAAGGCCGCGCAGGTGTAGTCGGCCCGCAGGTGCCTGCACTGCGGACACAACACGCCCAGACGAACTTCGCTCATGCACCCCCCACGGTGGGATCGACGACGCCTCGTTCTACCTGCCCGAGAAAATCAAGGATACGCCGATCCAGCTTCTCCGGCTTGCCCATTCTCAACAGGCTGAAAGACTCGGCGAACAGCTCGCGCCGGCTGGTCGCCGCGTACTGCGTCGGAAACACGGTATCCGCCTTGAAGATCTTGATCAGCGCGTCCTCCAGCGGCGGCCGCTCGTACTGCGTCGGCGTCGTTACCCCGAGCTGCTGGTGCACGTGGTGGCCGAACTCGTGCCAGAACGTGGAGCGCGCGCTTTCCAGCTCCGTCGCGTAGTACCCGCCCGCGGAGAACGGCCGGTCGTACCTCGTCCGGCCGTTCCCGCCCGGCTCGACCGCCGCCCGCCACTGGTCGTAACGCGCCGCGTTGATCCGGCGGTTTTCCCGCAGCGCCGGGCCGTTGACTTCGGCGACGGTGAGCTTCTTCGATACCGCGAGGATGCCGTCGCCCATCGACGCCCGCGCGCCGCGCGGCGGGCTCGTCATCACGCCCCGCAGCCGCGGCAGGCCGAGCCGGTCGGCCTCGTGCGCGGCCTCGATCAGCCAGCGGTTCAGCTCGTTGGCCGTCTCCACGTTCAGCCCCGTGTAGGAAACCTTGCCGAAGTAGCGCTCGATCTGCTGCGCTTGCGGCAGCGGCGTGTTCGAGTGCCGGAAGCGCTTCGCGACGCCGCCGGTCGGCGAGGTGACGTACTCCACCGGCCCGCGGGCCGCGATGATCGACTGGCCCAGCGCCTCGGCTTCCTTGACGGTCTTCGCTTCGCGGAAGGCCGGCACGGGAAACTGCGGCGGCGGCGGCGGCGGGGGCGGCGGCTTCGGCGCCTTGGGGGCGGGGCGGACCGGCACCGCGTCGGCCAGGTCGCTCTTGCGCGGGTTCAGCCGCAGCTCCTCGTCCGTGAACGGCTTCTTCGCCGGCCGCGTCGGCTTCAGCCCGAATTCCTCCGGCAGCACCGGCAGCAGCACGCACCCGCAGTTGATCGTCTCTGAAGGCGGCGCCTTCGGGTCGCCGGGGTACATCAACTCCACCTGCTCGCCCTTCTTCTCCTTCCTGCCGTCGTTCAGCACGAACGGCTTGTCCCAGGCCACCGTCTGCCCGTCGGCCAGGTCGTGGTTCCAGCGGCTGTGCACCTTGCCGCTGCGGCGCCAGCGCTTGCGCATGCCGGGGATGCGCGCGGCGGCCTGCTCCAGCCGCTTCTGCGCCGCCACGTGGTAGGCCCGGTGCAGCTCGGTGCGCACGATCACGTTCGCGCGCTCGCGCGTCGTCTCGCCCAGGATCTTCTGCACCGCCTGCGCCGCCTCGAAGGGCGAGCGCGCCCCCACGATCGTCAGCCCCAGCTCGGTGTTGATCTTGTCCGCCGCCGCCACCGAGATGCCGCGGATCTTCTCGGTCAGGAACTCGCTCATCGCATCGAGCGCCCGCGTGTCGATCGCCGGCAGCCCGCGCACGCTGGCTGCCGGCGAGCCCGCCGCGGCACCCGGTCCCGGCCCGGCGCCGCCCGCCTGCGCCGCGGCCGGCGCCGCCCGCGCTGCCGCCGCCAGCGGCTCGTCGATCGCCGCCACGCCAGTCGCCCAGGTGCCGCCGATGCCGCTCGCCGCGGGCGCCGCCGCCGCGTCGGCAAACTGCGCCATCGCGCGGCGCACTTCCCGCTGGAGGGCCTGCAGGCGCCAGGTCTCGGCCTCCGGCGGCTGCGTGGCGAGCGTGGCCAGGATCTCGCGCTCGGCCTGCGTCAGCAGGTCGACGATCGCCAGCCGCGTCTCGCGCACGATGCGCGTGCGCCGGTTCGCGGCGCGCTTCGCCGCCGCGTTGAAGCTGCGCTCGTCGCGGGTGGCCACGGCGCGGCGTCAGGCGGCGTCTTCCGCCTGCTCCCGTGCCGCGCTGGTGTCCGCGCCCTGCGCCGGCGTCTCGTCGCCGTCCTCGCCTTCCGGCAGCGTCGGCCCGTCGTACTCGTCGTCTTCCGCCTGCTTCGCCTTCGCCGCGGCGCGCTCCTTCTCCGCCTCGGCCAGTTCGTTCTCGACGTCGAACTCGATCCCCAGCCGCTCCACCACCGCCTGGATCGCCGCCAGCGCCGTCGCCCGCGTCAGCAGGCCCTCGCCGATCAGGATCACCGCGCTCGCGGTCACCTGCTGCAGCGCCGCCGCGTACTTGGTCGTGTCGCGCGCCGTCAGCTCCGGGAACTGCGCCACCGGCGCCCACTCCTCGTCGTCCGGGTCGTAGCCCGGCAGCTGCCCGGCCGCCGCCGCGCTTTCGAGCGCGTAGCGGCCCATCTGCTCCAGGAACTCCTTCCACGCCCGCTGCTTGCCGGTGAGCACCTTCAGCGTCGGCTCGCCCATCTCGCCCGCCGTGGCGCGGTTCACGTCGCCGCCGGCGCCGTACCAGTGCTCGGGGATCGTGCTGCCGCCCAGCACGTGGGTGCGGAAAAGCCGCGCCGCCGTGTCGCTGTCGCTGGCGTCGATGCCGCTGGGCTTCGCCTCCCAGCTCTCCTGCTCGTTGTGCACGCGCACGCTGCGCGGCTCGGGCGCGGCAATCTCGCCGGCCCGCTTCTTCACGTCTTCCGTGGTCGCGCCGGTCAGCGTCACGTCCCACAGCACCGTGCGCAGGTCGCGCGCGCGGTCCAGCTCGCCGAACAGGAACTCGTCGTAGCCGTCGAGCCAGTCCATGCTGGACAGCAGCGCGCTGCGGCCGCGCTTGCCGCCCAGCAGGCTGTTGCGGCGCAGGTAGAAGCACGGCCCGTCGGTGAAGGTGGCGCGGATCGCCTGCGTGCGCGCCGTGAAAAGCTCGGCCTCCTCGCCGCCGACGACGATGATCCGGTACCGCCGCGCCCGTCCCTTACGGTCCTTCACCGTCACGATGCCCACCGGGATCTTCGGGTTGTCGGGATCGGCCACCACGGTCTCGATCAGGCTCGGGTCGAGATACCCCACGCGCACGTGCCCGGTCATCTCGTTGACGAACGCCGGCAGGCACACCTCGCCGTACAGCTCGCCCTCCCGCACCAGCGCCTCGAGGTCGGTCGGGAAGCGGTTGATCGGGTCGGCCCAGAACCGGCGCAGCACCTTGGCGCCTTCCTCGTCGGCGCAGGTGAGCCACACGCCCTCGGCCAGCAGGTAGGCCACCACCAGCTCGATCACCCGGTTCGCCAGCGGGTTGCGCTCCCACAGCCAGGCCGCCAGCCGCTGCATGCGCGCCTGGTCCAGCGGCGAGAGGTCGCGCCGCGTGTCGCCCGACAGCGCCCGCCACTGGCCCTCGTCGTCGTCGATCGTGACGCCGGCGGCCTCGCGCAGCGGCGCGGATTTAACGTCCGAGGCCGCCGGATCGGCGGGTTTTAATACCTCGGCGAGCCAGGCGCGGAAGCGGAGGGCAGGTCGCATGCGGGACACCTATTAAAGGCCTATTAAAAAACGCTCAGGCGGCGTTTTCAGGGGGCACTGGCTACCTACCCAGCTTGCCGCCCCGAAAACGCCTTGTAGGCCCGGAAAATCGGCCGGGCGTTAAAACTTTCGGCGCAGCTCACCGCGCCCCCCGCACCAGCCCCGCCGCGCCGCGGCCGCCGAACATCCGCGCCGCCCGCCGCTGCGCCTGGCGCGCCTCCGGGTCGGTCACCGTGGCGCCGGCCGCCACGCCGCCGCCGATCGCCAGCGTCCACAGCATGTGCAGCGCGTCCAGCCCGTCCACGTGCTCGCCCTGCGGGTAGTGGCGCATCTCGTCGATCAGGCTCTGCTGGCTCGGGTGCAGCAGGATGCGTCCGCGCTCCACGAACGGCTGCAGGCTCTCGATGCGCAGCTCCTTGTCCGTGGTGGGCGTGAGCGCGCGCGCCGGCACCGGGCAGCCTTCCTCGATCGAGATGTCGATCAGCTGCTGCCGCATGAACTCCTGGAACTGCACCGCCTCGAACGCCCAGGCCACGCAGCCGTAGGCGCGCTGGTAGGCAATGATCTGGTAGACGATCTTCATCGGCAGCCGCCGCGCGATGCTCGCCTCGATCACCGCCAGCCGCCGCGGGTCGGCCTCGGAATACTCGCGGTTCACCGCCCCCACCAGCACCGCCGAGGGGTCGCCGCCCACGCTGCCGCGCTTGCCCAGGCTGGGGTCGCAGCTGCCGTAGAACACCCAGTCTTTCCGGCGATCCACCCAGAACTGCACCGCCACGAAGAACTTCGTCTCCGCGCCGGGGTCGTTCTGCAGCTCGGCGTCGAACGCCGCGTGCCCGTCGCGCGCCCGGCGCAGCATCAGGCTTTCGAGCGGCCGCATCGCCGGCCAGCTGACCTCCGCGCCGCGGTCCATCTCGCGCTTGTGCGCGGTGTAGAACGCGTGCGCCGCGGCGGCCTTCTCGTCGGGCTCGCCGGCGGTGTTCAGCAGCACCTCCTCCCAGCGGTCCCACAGGTCCATCCGGTCGGGCATGCGCAGCACCGCCTTGAACCGCCGCGCCCGCCACAGCGGGTTGCCCAGGAACCGCGCCAGCACCGAATCGATGTGCAGGACGGTGCCGATCAGCACCACGTCGATCGAGTCGTCCGCGCCGCCCAGCGGGATCACGGTCTTGAGCAGCCAGCCGGCCAGCTTGTCGCGCTGCGCCTTCTGGCGCACGTTCTCGTCGTTCTCCAGGTCGTCGCCGATGAACAGATCCGGCCGGTGCGGCCCGTGCCGGCGGCCGCGGATGCGCTTGCCGACGCCGAACGCCTCGATCTTCACGTCGGTGCGCGTCACCACCACGCCGGCGCGCCACACGCGCCCCTGGCCCGCGGCCTGCGGAAAGTCCATCGCCAGCCGCGGGTTCACCTCCAGCTCGGCCTTGATGCTCTCCAGCGTCTCGGCCGCCTGCTCGTAGGCGTCCATGCACACGATCGCGTAGTGCCGCTTGCGAAACAGCGCCACCCACAGCACGAAGGCGATCGCCACCAGCGTCGTCTTGGCCTCGCCGCGCGGCGCCGCGATGGCATCGCGCGCCCCGCGCCCGGCCGCGATCGCCGGCAGCCGGTCGAACAGATACGCGTGCAGCACGCTCTCGGCGGCGCGGGCGTAGTGCGGAAAGTAGGTGGCGAAGAAGAAGCGGAAGTCGTGCTCTGCCACCGCCACCCGCGAGGCGGCCACCGCGGCGTCCCACTCGAAGGCGTCGCACTCGGCCTCGATCTGCGTGCGCAGGCCGGCGGCCAGCGCCGCCAGCCCGGCCTTGAACTCGGCCGCGTTCGTCCTGGCAGCACGCGTCATCGCCCGCCTACCCGTAGCGCCGCGCCAGCTCGTGGCCGAACGGCTCCAGCACCTCGGAGAGCGCGCGCCGGTGCTGCGGCATCCGCTCGGCGATGAACCGCTCCAGCGTCTGCAGCACCTCCATCGCCACCGCGAGTTCCGAGATCTTCGGCAGGCTGCGCTGCACGGCGAGCGTGGCCTTGCCGTAGCTGTCGGCGAGCTTGGCCAGGGCGTCGACGCGCTGCTGCGCCGTCATCTTGCCGTGGCCGGCCTTCAGCTCCGTCATCGTCTGCTCGAGCAGCAGCACGAAGTCCTCCAGGAAGCGCACCGCCACGCTCTCCGCGCCTTCGCCGGCGAGGCTCGCCGCCGCCTTGGCGCGCTCCCAGTCGTCGCCGGCCTCGCGCGCCAGCCGCTTCCAGCGCAGCACGGTGGCGCGGTCGGCGCGCAGTTCGCGGGCGATCGAATCGAGCGTGCGCCGCTGGTAGATGTACAGCGTGCGTGCGCGCGCCTTGGTCTTCTCGCTGTGCGCCATCGCTCAGTCCTCGCCGCGGGAACCGCGGTCCGCCTTGCCGTCGATCTTGGTTTCGATGCGCGCCAGCAGCGCCGTCAGCCAGCCGCGGAACTCCGCCCAGTCGATCTTGCTCACGTAGCGGTCGGGCAGGCTCTCGCGCAGCTGGTGCAGCTCGGTGCGCAGCCGGTCCTGCTGGTGGCCCAGCTCCGCGTGCCGGTCGCGGGCGCGCCGCTCGTTCGTCTCCAGCTCCTGCTTGAGATCCGCGCGGTTCTGCTCCATCTCGCGCTTCAGATCCGAGCGTTCGCTGCGCACGAAGAACCACAGCACGGACAGCAGCCCGATGATCATCGCCGCGCCCACGCCCAGCAGCACCTGCTCCAGAGTGATCTGCATCGCCCGTCGCTCTCCTCAGCCCGCCAGCCGCCGCTGCCCGTGCAGCCGCGCCACCCGTTCCGCCTCGGCCGCGCAGTCGCGGCACCAGCGCACGCCGGGCAGCGCCGCCCGCCGCGCCGGCTCGATCGCCTCGCCGCACACCGCGCACTGCGCCAGGCCCGGCCCCGCCGGCAGCCGCGCCACGATCCGCGCGCGCAGCGTGTCGCGCTCGGCTTCCTCGGTCGCCTGCGCCTCGTCGGCCAGGTCCGCCATCACGCCGGCGCCCTCATGTCACCGTCCGCACCGGCAGCACCGCGCGCAGCACCAGCACCCGGCCCTGCGCGGTGGTCGCCGTGCACAGCAGCCGGTAGCTCGCGCCTTCCTCGCCGGCCTCGATCCACTGCAGCACGCCCTGGCCGCTGGCGGCCGGGCTGCCGTCGAGCACCGCCGACGGGCTCGCGTCCTCGCCGGCGACCACCGCCTCCACCGCCACCAGCGCGGTCGACACGGTGTCCGCCGCCGGCAGGTCCGGCGCGAAGTCGAACTCCAGCAGCACCCGTTCGTCGGGGTCCTTGATCGGCAGCGTGCGCAGCGGCGTCATCGTGTCCTCACCTGCGGGCGCTGATCGTCCAGCCGCGGCCGGCGGCCCGCGCCGTCCAGTCGCGCGCCACCCGCCTGATCGTCAGCGGCTCCGTCGGTTCCAGGTTCGCCTCCAGCACCGAGAGCGCTGCCGCGGCCGTGCCGCTGGCCAGCGCCGCGCCGCCCAGCCGCACGTGCACGCTCAGTTCCGCCGCCGCCGTCGCGCCCGCCGTGGCCGCACCGGCGAGGCCGCCTTCCACGTCCAGCGCCGCCTCTGCCGTCGCGCCCGCCGTCGCGGCGCCCGCCAGCGGCACCGCGATCGACAGGCCCGCGCCGGCGCTCACCGCCACCGCCGCGTCGCCGGCCAGGTGAATCGTCACCGCCAGCGACGCCCCGGCGATCACCTGCGCCAGCGCCTCGCCCGACAGCGGCACCGAGAGCGACAGCGTGCCGGCGGCCGACGCGCCCGCCACCGCATCGCCCTGCAGGCCGGAGCTCACCACCGTGAGCGCGCCCTCGGCCACCGCGCCCGCGATCGCGCTGCCCGCGAGCTGCACCGTGATCGACAGCGCGCCCGCCGCCTCCCCGCTCGCCTGCGCCTCGCCCGCCAGCGGCTTGCCCAGCAGCAGCTCGGCCTGCGCCACCGCGCCGGCGACCGCGCTGCCTTCCAGCCCCACGCCCAGCACCAGCGCGCCGTCGGCCGTCGCCGCCGTGATCGCCGCGCCGGCGAGCGTCACGCCGAGCGACAGCGCCGCGCTGGCAGTGGCCCCGGCGACGGCGGCGCCGGCGAGGTCGTGGGCGGTCGCGGCGGCCGACGGCAGCCAAATCGACCGCCGCCCCGGATAGATGATCCGCGGGTGATCCGCCAGCGCGGGCGAGCTGACTTGCGTCATCGCCCACGCATCAACCCAGTTCTCCTCGTCGCCACCCGCGCCCGCTCGTCCGTGCAGCGGGAAGTACGCGACCAGCGCATTCGGCCGCACCATCATCGGCGAGTGGCCTGCCGCCAGCATGTCCACTTCGCTCTGCGTCAGCGCCACGTTCCAGACGCCGACCTCGGCAATCCTTCCGTCGACTTGACCAGCCAGCGATGACCGCAGCAGTGCGCCGATGTTGAAACGGTTGGCACTGTTGACGGCGGCATTCCCGGTAAACGCATAAGCCCCGGTCGAGTCTCCGTTCAGAAAGGACTTGAAATCGGTCGCCGACGTGAAGACGCCGACGCAGCTATGCCATACGCCAGTCGCGGCGGTCGCCGTGGTCCGCCAGTCTCGATTGACCGATATATCGTCGACACACGCTGCAGCGAGCTGCCCGCCGTTGACGAAGAAAATCGACAGGCGAGTCGTGTCGGTGTTATCGGTCAGGCCGACCAGATGCCCGGAGCTGTTGTTGTCTACGTTCGCCCAGCAGGCGAAGGTGAACGGGTATGCCGTGACCGGCAGCGTGGTGCTGACCAGGTAGTCCGCACTGCCGTCGAAATCGCGCGCCATGCTGCGCGCTCCTTACGGTGTTTCGCGGACTTCGATGGCCGCGAGGTAGGCGTCGCCGGTCAGGTTGTCGCTGCCGTTGTCTGCGTCGCGCTTCACGCGCAGGATGAACATCTCGCCTGCCGCGACGCTGTCCATGTCGGCGCCGTCGGTGAACGCGATGGTGTCATAGGCGAACTCGCCGGCCGCGCTCGCCGTGGTTGCGGTGACGGCGTTGAAATCGTAGCTGTGCGCGGTGGTGTTCACGTCCTCGGCGTCGTCCGGCACGGCGCGGAAGGCGGCATTCCACACGCAGGCATTGCTCGTCTGCGTGCTGGCCCAGATCAGCGTGAGCGTGATGCCGCCGCCGGCGTAGTGGCGCGGCATGACACAGGTGAAGTCGACGTTCTCATCCGTGCCGCTGTCGAATGCGATGACGGGCACGCCCTCGCCTGGCGTGGCGGCGCCGGCAAAGATCGCGTGCGCGGCGGCTGCCGTGGCGGTCGGAACGCCGTCGCGCGCCGTGAGGATCAGCAGGGTGTCGCCGGCTGCCATCGGTTACTGCCCAAGCTTGAGCCGGATCGCCGCGCGCAGCTCCGCCGCCGTGTGCGTCGGCAGGTCGTTGATTTGCCCGACGGCGGTCTTGAGCGCGGCGAGCGAGGCGGCGTTGTCGATGGCGGTCAGCAGCGCGTTCAGGCGATTGCTGTGCCGGTTGAACTCTTCGAGCGCCATCAACATGAAGGCGCGCAGGATGTCCTCGACGCGATCAAGCTGCTGCACCGTCTGGTCGCGCAGCGCCTCAAGGAACGCGGCATCGACGGCATCTTTCTCCGGCTGCGTCATCTCTTCGACGTGATCGTCGACCCACTTGCGGTAGCGCGGCGGGATCACCGACCAGAGGTTGTACTGCTCGCGCGAGATGACGATCCACGGCGCGGCATCGTAGGGCGGCAGGCCCTCGTTGACGCTGGCGCGCATTTCGAGCGTGGCGGTGTTCAGTACGTCGGCCATGTCCCTACCTCACGAAAACCGTGTTGTTCTCCGCCGCCACCGGCCGCGGGCACGGCACCTGCCTCGCCTCCACCCGCAGCCGCTGCCGCACGGCGGACTCGAACTTGAACTCGCTGGCCGTCAGCGCCCGCTCGCGCTTCTTGCGCCGCCACTGGAACCACTCGCCGTAGCCGCCGCGCTCCAGCTGATACGCCAGCAGCGTCGGGATCGCGCGGCCTTCGCGCAGCGCGTACTCGCCCACCTGGCCGTTGCGCGTGGCGTAGGCGCGGTTCGTGTGCGTTCGCAGGCTCATCTCAGCTCCTCACTCATCCCGCCGCAGCGGCCGGCCGCTGGCGCAGTCGCAGACGTACACCCGGCCGCGAAAGCGCAGCTTGTGAAGCACCGCGCGCCAGCCCTTGCGCGGCGCCAGCGGCAGGTAGGCGCGGCAGATGCCGTCCCGGTCCCGCCACAGGAACCGCAGCCAGCCGCCCGGCGCCCGCCGCACGAGCACGCGGCCGCCGCGGCGCAGCCTCGCCGCGATCGCCCACGCGAGGCAGTTGCTCCGGGCCGGCTCACCACAGCGCACCTAACGCCAGCCCGATGAGCCAGTACCCCAGCGCCACCGGCACCGCCGCCACCGCCGCGATCCCGAAGAGCAGCGCCAGCACCAGCACCGGCCAGGGCACGCTCCGGGTCCACTGCCAGAACCGCTCGCCGAGGTCGCGCATCGCCTCGCCCTACTGCAGCGTCACCGACAGCGCCGCCGCCGCGAAGCTCACCGAATCGCCGCTGTTGATCGTCTTGCTCGCCGTCAGCGCGGCGCAGATCCACAAATTGCCGCTGGTGGAGGCGTCCCAGATCCCCCAGTGCGTTACCGTGCCCCAGCCCGCGGAGGGCGTCGGGAAGTTGATCGCGCCGTTGTTGCTGGATACGCCGCCGGTGCCGCTCGACGCCGTGGTCGAGCCCGCGCTTTGCGTGCCGCTGAAGTTCGCCAGGCTGGCGGTCACGCCCACCCGCGCGTAGCTGCCGCCGCTCACCTCGGTGCCCGCGGCCGAGTCGCTGCAGGCCGAAGTCATCAGCCCCACGTACAGCGTCGCCGGCGCGCCCAGGCTCTGCGCCCGCAGCAGCGCGTCGACGATCTTGTTCTCGGCGTAGTCGGTCAGCGCCTGCGCCGCCGCGAACTGCGGCAGCACCGCCGCCAGCGCGATCGCCGCGATCGCCACGCCCTTCATCAGCCACTTCTTCATCGCTCGCTCTCCTTCGGTCGCGGCAGGTTGTTCGGTCAGGAAAGATCGGTGCGGCCGCCGGCGTCGAGCTGCTCGTCGCTCGGCGTGCGCGTGCCGTACTTGATCTCGTCGCTCTGCGCCCGCGTGCCGTAGGCGCGCACGCGCTCGTCGCCGATCCACACCAGCACGTTCGGGTCGGCGGCGGTGCTCGGGTCCATCGGGTTCATCAGCGCCCCGTCGCGCGGCGCCACCTGCACGCTGCCGTCGGCCTGGAACACGGTGGGCTTGCCTGCGGCGTCGCGCCGCTCGACCACGCACACCTGCTCGCTCAGGCCGTAGCTCGCGTACAGCGGCGCGCCGCGGGTGAACTCGCTGATCACGGCGCCGTCCTTGTCGCGCAGCGAAAATCGGCCTTCGCCCAGCGCCACGATGTGCCGGCCGTCCGGCAGCCTGCGGATCTCGGTCATTGCTTCCTCTCTTCGGCGGCAGGGGTCGCGGGCCGCGCGCACGCCGCCAGCAGCGGCTCGGCCCGGTTTCGGTACTCGCGCAGCAGGCGTCGCTGCTGTTCGAGCGTCAGTACCAGCTCGGCATCGGGCAGGCGGGCCAGCTCGGCGTCGGCGGCCAGCCGCGGCGCGGCTGGCAGGTCCACGGCATCGATGCAGGCCACCGGCACCGGCACCCGCACCTCCACCGCCTCGCGCACCACCTGCGGCGGCGGCGCCGCGCAGCCGGTGACGAAGAGCAGCAGAGCAAGCGCACCCAGCGCCGCGGCCAGCGTCCAGGCCGCCTGGCGCGCGATGCGCCGGCGCTCGGATTCGATCGGGCTCCACGGGTCGCCGGTCACTTCAACCCCGCCCGCACGCTGGCCAGCGATTCGCCGGCCGGGCAGCTCGTCGCCGCCTGCGCCGGCCGCGCCCGCGCGGCGTCGATCTCGCGGCCCAGCCGCAGCGCCGCCTCGGCGTCCGCCGCGGTGGCGCGCGCCTGCTCGGCCAGCAGCCGGCGCGCTTCCGCCGCCCGCGCGTCGGCCGCGGATTTAAGTGCCCGCACCTGGCGCGTCTGATCCTCGGCGCGCTTGGCCAGGCTCTCGTTCGCACCGGCCAGCGCCTCGTTGGCGCCGCGCAGCTCCGCAGCCTCGCGCTGCAGTTTTGCAGCCGTGGCCTGCAGTTTCTCGTTCGCGCCCCGCTCGCGGGCGAGATCCCAGCGCACGCTGGCGCCCCAGGCCAGCGCGCCGGCCAGCAGCAGCGCCGCCAGCAGCGCGCCGGCGGCCACCGCCAGGCGCGGCACCGCGGCGCCGCCCAGCAGCAGGGCGAGCGGCATCATTTCAACGTCCCCGATGCCGGCGGCGACGGCGCCGCAGCCGGCCCGGCCGGCGTCATCGGCAGCCGGCCGTCCCACTTCTCGGCCGCCTTGGTCAGCACGTGCGCGCCCGACCAGGCCACGAGATACGCCCAGAAGATCTGCGGGTCCGGCTGATCCGTGCGGAAAGCCATCCGCATCACGAACCACGAACTCACCGCGAAGGCGCCCAGCACGGCGAAGCGCTGCGCGCTTTCCTTGCCGTCGGCGTCGCGCAGCATGTTGCCCCAGTCGAATCGCCCGCTCGCGTGCGCGCGCCAGGCCACCCAGGCGGCGCCGCCCAGCATCAGCACCAGCACGATCGCCGGCAGGTCCAGCAGCTCGCGCACCGTGGCCATCACAGGTGCGCCCTCCAGTCGCGGCCCTCGAACATCGCCCGCTCGGCGGCGCGGCGGCGCACCAGGCCGGGGAGCTTCTTGCCGCGGGCGTAGACCCAGCGGTCGAACTGCGCCGCGGCGCGCTCGTAGTCGCCGGCGTTGAGCAGCTCCAGCAGCGTGGAATCGGCGAAGTCGCCTTTCACGCCGTCGGCCTTGCCGGCGCCCACGTTGTAGACGAGCGAAGTGAGCGCGTCGTACTCGCGCTGCGCGAGCGGCACCTTCACCAGCGCCCAGACGCAGCGCTGCGCCGTCATCAGGTCGGCGACCAGCAGCGCGGCGGCCTCGCGCTCGGTGATCGGCCGGCCGCGCAGCTCCTGCTCGTGCAGCAGGATCACGTGCCCGTAGCCGATCGTCGGCTTGCCGCCGGGGCAGGTGTACCAGCGCGGCGTGAAGCTCTCGAAGCGCTTCACGAGCGCGATGCACTCGCCGCTCGCGTCGAGCGAGTGCGCGGGCTTGCGATCGACAGGGGCAGCGGCCGTCTCCACGTCGCGCACGCTAAGAGCGTGCGCAGGCCGCGTGAACGCTGACGCTTGTCCGGGCGGGTGGGGAGGAGGGCAGGCGGGCCGCTAGCTCAACGGACTGGTGCGGGCCATTCGCGCGGGAACGGCAAAGCACACTGCCCGCTCTCCAGTTCCAATCTCTGCTTCCTGCCCTCGCGCCGCATCTTGGCATCGTGGGAGTTGTGGCACTTCTGGCAGAGCGCCGCGAGGTTTAGCAGGCTCGCGGCCTCTGGCCGGTGGTCGAACACGTGCGCCGTGGTGAGTACCACGCTCGATCCCGTTACAGGATGCGGCAATCCGTTCTCGGCTCCGCACCACTCGCAGCGATTGCGCGCTCGATAGAAGCGCACGAACCGGCTTCGCAGCTTCCAATCTGCCGGGTACCGCGCCCGGTTCTCCGGCCGTATCGGCACAACGCAGCACTCAGGCTGAGGTCGCTTGCGTCAACCCGCCGTCGGGCCGAGATCCGGGTTGTAATGCGCCGGAATGTCGGCACGGCCGGCCTTCCATCGCGCCAGCAGGTGCTCGATCATCTCGGTCCCGTCCTTGCGGCTGGCGTTGCTGACGTACTGCCCCACCCCATCGTTCTGGAGCAGGAGGACGAAAGCGATTCTCTCGCCCGCGATCTCCTGGAGGATGTCGTCGAGTGATTGTGCGATGTCCTGTAGTCGCAGGCTTAGAGTGTTGACGGACTTGTTCATTGCCTCTCCTTCGCCGCCGGCGTGGTGTACAAATTCCCCCGCTGCCACGCCGCCACCAGCTCGCCCCAGCTCACCCCGTACACCGCCACCAGCGCCGCCATCACGCTGATCGTGGGGTTCCTGCTGCGGTCGCGCTCCAGCGACCACACGTGCATGCGCGCCAGGCCGCAGGCGCGCGCGGCGGCGGCTTGCGTCAGCCGCAGCTCGCGGCGGCGCCGGCGCAGCAGCGCGCCCAGCGTCTCAGGCGCGGGCATCGCCGTCGCCCTCGCCGCCGCCCTCGACCGCGCAAGCGGGAATCCGGCCGTGCCGGGCTAGGCGGCGCGCGGCCTATGTTGCGTTGATGGCTGCGAGTTCCACAGCCGCTTCATCTCCACGTTCAATGCGCGGTCCTGGTAGCAGTCCTCGCTGGTACGGCCGGTGCAGTCAACCGCCGGCCCCTTGTGTCCGCAGTCGCCGCAAGCGTAGTAGGCAGGGCCTTGGAGCGGCGTGGCGCCGGCTCTCGTGGCGCAAGCCCACTTCGCTAGAACTTGCAGCGGTATTTCGTCGCCAGTCATCGCCAGCGCAATCGGAATCTGCGGCTTCATGTTGTAGCTGCCGCAGGCTGGGCACGGCGCCATCGGCTGGCCGTAAACCCAGGCGGCGCGGGCGGCGGGGTCTGTCAGGTTGAGCATTCTTCGGCCTTGTATCGCGGCGCGGACTCCAACCGCTCGACGGTGCGCTCCGCCGCCGCGATCACGTCGGCGAAAGGTATTCCGGCGTTCTCCGTGATGCTCATCAGCACGATGAGCACGTCCGCAGCCTCAGAGGTTGGTTCGCCGCGCTTGCCGCGCAGCGCCTCGATCAGCTCTGATGCTTCCAGGTGCAGGTACGCGCCTCGGGCCGGCCAGCGAAGGTCCCAGCCGCGCTTCTTGCACACCGCCAGAACTTTGGCGGGCAAACCTCCCAGCCCGGCCTTCAGTGCGTGCGCGGCCTGGTCGATCAACTCGTCGTCGCGATGCAGCGTCTCGTTCGCACGAACGCGGTTCGCCACGTGGTGCAGCTTGCGGGCCAGTTCCTCGCTTGCGAAGTTCATTCCGCCTCTCCCAGGATAGAAGACACCAGCGCCCGCCGCCGCCCCTCCGGCACGCACTCGGAGCACGCATCGGGGACACCCTTTCTCAGGTACTTCTGCCAGTTCCGATGGTTGCGCGCCTCGAAATTCCCGCAGTCGCACAGCGCGGCCCAGCTCGATCGCCTGCCTTCCCGGTAGACGATCAAACCGACGATCAACATGGCTCCATTGCGCTGCCCGGTCAGATCGCGAAACGGCTCGGCCGGCCTTCCCTTGTAGCCGCGATTCCGGCGCTGAATCTCGGCGACGGGCACCGGGCACATGGAAGGGCGCTCGCGCGTCGTGAATCGCTCGGGCGCCGGAGCCCATGTCTCGCGCGCGGCGTCCTTGTTCACCGGCCAGCAGTGCGTCGGCAGGTCGCCCGTAGCCGTCCGGATCTTCATGCCGCCCGCCTGTCTGGCAGCGCCTGCCACGGCTTCGCGCGCCAGTCTTCCTCGGCTGGGCGCGGCGCGCTCGCCGCAGCGCCAGCCCGCCACGCCTCCCGCACCTCCTTCCACTCCAGCGCGTACAGCGCCATCACCGGCGCCAGCACGCTGATCGTGGGGTTTCGGCTGCGGTCGTTCTCCAGCGCCCACAGGTGCATTCTTGTGAGCCCGCAGGCGCGCGCGGCCGCCGCCTGCGTCAGCCGGCGCTCGCGCCGCCGCCGGCGCAGCAGGGCGCCCAGCGTCTCAGCCATCGAAAAGCCCGATCTGCTCGTCGGGCGAGTCGTCGCCGGCGAGGATGCGGCGGATGTGCCGCTCCGTGGTGCGCCACTCGCGCGCCAGCGCCGGCGCCGTGGCGCCGCGCCGCGCCCGCGCGCGGATCACCTTGTTCCTCGCCTGCCGCGTGGCGGCCAGCGCCAGCGGCACGTCGATGTACATGCCCACCTGGTAGTGCGCCACCAGCCGCTGCGCGGCGTCCAGGCCCACCAGCCGCGTCAGCAGGTGGTCCTCGCCGAGCGTGGCCGGCACGTACAGCCGCGTGCCGCCGAGTTCGCGCACCAGCGTCATCGCCGCCGGGATGCCCACCAGCGCCGCGATCTCGCGCAGCGTGGCCGGCAGGTCGGCCAGCTCGATCTCGGCGATGGCGATCTCGTCCACGGCGGTCAGTGCCTCGCTGCCGACGGCGGGACGGCCTCGGCGGCGGGATCGCAGGCCAGCCGCCGCATCCCCTCGATCACGCACAGGCTGAAAAGCGGCGTGAAGTTTCGTTTCGCAGCGCTCACGCGCCCGTGCTCGTCCATCACCACGATCAGCACCGAAGCGGCGGCGCCGATCTGCTCGGAAATCACCCGCCCTGCCGCCATCAGGATCTCGGTCTTCTGCTCGTCGCTCAGTGGCTGCATGCCGTCTCCTCGCTCTTCGGCCGCGCCGCTTCCGTGCGCGCCACCCAGCTCTTCAGCGCCTCGATCACCACCCGGCACTGCATCGTGCTCAACCACGCCAGCCGCTCCTTGCCCGCCACGCGCTTGCAGAACGCGCCCAGCGCCTGCTCGCTGTCGTGTTCCACGGCGCCCAGCGCGTGCAGCCGGTGCCACAGGTGCCGGATCAGCCGCGCCTGGCGATCCAGATCGCCCTCCTGCAATCGCTTGAGGTGAGCCATCACCTTGCGCCGGCCGTTGTGGTCGAGATCCCGCGCCGAATCCACCCGCGCCACCGCGTTCAGCATGGCGCGATAGGCTCCGTCGTCCATCGCCAGCGCCGCCTTGGCGCAGTGGATCGCCGCCAGCTCGCGCGCGCGCGGCTCCAGCGGCCTGCGGAATACGCTTGCGGTTCGTGCCATCTCGCCCGCTCCTCAGACAATCACGCCGCAGCGCTCGTACAGCAGCTCCACCGCCAGGTCGCGGCCCTCCGGCTTGCCTTCGCGGCACAGCTGCAGCGCGCGGCGCTCCTTGCGCGCGTAGTCCTCGCTCGGGACGAACGCGCCGCGGCCTTCCAGCGCATCGAGCAGGTCTTCCTCGTCCAGATCGTCCAGGTCGACTTCGGCACTCACCACTGCGCGACGCCCCATCTGCCTCTCCCGTTCAAAGCGCCCCCGTCTCGTGGGGGCGGCCGGCCTTGCCCGCGCGGAGGCGCGTCTCGGCTGCGGCTGTTTTCTCGTCCGGCGCACCTGCCGCTGGCGCCGTCCGGCCATCCCGCGCGGCGCCACCACGCCGCCCAGGCCCCGCCGGCAGGGGAGCTACACCACCTGCTCGAGCTGGCTCTCGAACGGCGTGATCGCGAACGTCTCGCCCTGCTCGATCGAGATCTCCCGCATGCCGGCCACCGCCTCCGGCTCGGCCAGGATCAGGTCCTTGTTCAGCTCTTCCTTGGTGCGGATGAAGCGCCCGAGCCCGCGGCCGCGCAGCAGCTCGAGGATCGTCTCCAGCCCGATGCCGCGCTTGGTCACCACCTTGGGCGGGTTCATGCGCCAGGCCACCTCGCCGCTCGCGAACTTGGCGAACTTGACCTTGCCGCCGGTCAACGCGTCGCGGTTGGCGTCGCAGTAGGTCTGCACGCCGGCCGCCAGCGCCTTGATCTGCTCGCGGTACGGCGCCGCCTGCAGCTCCGCCTCGGCCTTGATCTGCGCCAGCTGGTCGTTCAGCGCCGCTTCCATGCGCTGCAAGGCGCGCTGGTGCTCGCCGATGTCGTGGATGGCGCGCGCCACCTCGTCCACGTCCTGCGGCACCGGGTACGCCGGCGCGGCCTGCTTCACTTTCGTCGTTGCCTTGCTCTCTGCGGCCACTTTCGCCATTGCCTGCTCCTGCAAAAATCTCCCGTGTGTTCATGTCGCCACCCGCAGCTGCCCCAACAGCTCCGGCAGCGCCACCTTGCGCAGCCGCGCCTCGATCGCCAGCGAGTGCATCGCCCGCGCGCGCAGGAAGCGGCAGCATTCCTCCAGCTCGGCGCCGGTGCGGGCGATGTAGTAGCCGCTCTCCGGCGTGCCGGCGATGGCCGTGCCTTCCTCGCGGGCGCGGCTGATGAGGCTGCGCAGCGTCCGCTCGGTGACGCCCAGCGTGGCCGCCAGCGCCGCGGCGTTGATGCCGCGCGCGCGCCCGCTGTGCTCGGCGGCGAGCGTCTGCACCAGCAGCGCCGCCAGCGTGTCGTGCCGGGCGCGCAGCGGCAGGGCGGGCTGCAGGCTCATCTGGCTAGCCTCCCGCATGCTTCGCCCTGCAGCCGCGCCACGCGGCGCCAGATCGCGTCCGTGAGCGCCTGCACGGCGTAGGCCAGCGGCTCCTCGTCGGGCAGGCGCCCGGCGCGGCCGGCGGCCACTGCCACGTGCAGCGCCTCGTGCGCCACCAGGCCGGGCGTGCACAGGTCGCGCGGCAGCGTGATGCGGTGCCAGCCGCGCAGCGGCGCCTCGGCAAAGGCCAGCGTCGTCAGCGCGCCGCGGCTGGCGCGGCCGCCGTTGACCCGCCGGTCGACGGCGATCGGGTCCGCCATCACCGTCACCCGCACGCGGATGCCGCGCACGCGCAGGCGAAACACGGCCACGGGGCGGGCGGAGCGAGGCATCACTCGCACCCGCGCCCGATGGCGCCGCGGTCGGCGGGCGCGACGAAGCGCTCCCAGTGCACCCAGCCCTCGGGGCAGTGGAAGCCCCATTGCCGGTAGCGCGGCCCGGTGAGGAACAGCGTCCAGCAAGGCCCGTTGTGCAGCTCGATGCGGTGCGCGATCCGCCCGCTCAGGCGAAGCCGAACCGCGCCAGCGCGCAGCACTTCGCGCTGATGCACGCCGCCCGCGGCGATGCGGTGCTCCGTGTACTCGCCGCGCAGCACGATGGAGCAATTCGCCCACGGGTGGTCGTGCAGCGCCCTGTCGTCATCGCTGCGGAGGAAGCAGTGCAAGTACACATTGAAAACCGTGTTGCGCGGCACCACGAACCAGCGCAGCAGGTACGGCCGCTCGTTGCCGCCGATCACGAAGTCGGGCGGGCGGCGGGACATCGCCTGCAGCCAGGAGGCGAGCCGCTTTTTCAGTCGCGCTCTCATCTCGCCTCAGCGCAGCCTGTGAAGCGTGCGGCCGGTGATGCCGGGCGCGTCGCCGGCCTTGTGCTCCAGCCGCTTCGCCTGGCCCTCGCCACCGAAGAACGGCGACTCCACCCCGCCGCCGATGGCGCGGATGTGCTCCACCTCCACCTTCGCCGTGTCGATCACCGTCTGCGCCACCTGGCTCACCGCGCGGGCGCGGTCGATGTCCATCGGGCTGTCCTTGTCCCGAAGCGCGGCCAGCGTGCCGAAGAGATGCGCCCTCAGGTCGTCGATCGTGTGCATTGCTGCTGCTCCTCCTTGGCCATGCGGTTGATCTTGCGTTTCAGCGCGCCCGAGAGCTGGATCGCCAGCGCCAGCGGCTTGGGCAGCCGGTGCACGCTGTTGCGGCGCATGTTCTCGGCACAGGTGATGGGCTCGAGGTTCTCCACCTCGCAGTTGTGCGTGTCGCCGTCGCGGTGCCGCAGCACCACGCCGGGCGGCGGCAGGCTGCCCTTCGCCTGCTGCCAGTTCCAGCGCGCCAGCGGCATCCAGGCGCGCGGCGGGTCGCGGAACTTGATGTCGATCACGCCGTCGCTGTTGATGCGCAGCGCGCCGATCGGGTAGTCCTCCGGGCGCCAGCGGCAGGTGCCCTGGCCCTTGACGAAGCGCGTGAGATGCGAGCGGCCGCCGGGGTCGTAGCCCTTCAGGCCCTTGTTCCAGGGCACCAGGCCCTTGCGGAAGAAGCTGCCGGCGATGCGCATGTCGCGCAGCGCGCGCTCGCGGTTCGCCTCGGCCATCTGGGCGAGAAAGGCCGGGCTCTTGCCCAGCCGCTCCTTGTGGGCGCGGTTGTGCACGCTGCTGACGCTGCGGCCGCAGATCTGCGCCACCTCGGCCGCGGTGCGGTCCGGGTAGTGCCGCCGCAGCAGCCGCAGCTGCTCGGCGGTCCAGCGCGTGCGCTTGGGCGGGCCGCGGCGCTTCATTGCGGCCGCTCCGCGGTCGGGGTCTCGGCGGCTAGCTTCTCGGCGGCATCGAACAGCGCCACCGCCGCGCGCAGGTTCTTCAGCGACTGCTCCGCGAAGAGCGGCGTGCCGTCCGGCAGGCGCAACAGGATGCCGACCGACGAACCGCCGGACGTCATGCCTGCCGGCAGCCGCGCGATGCGCTCCCACGTCACCTGCACGAATTTCGTCGGATCGATGTCGGGCCATGCGCCGTCGCCGTCGATGTTCACCTGCAGGTGCGTCATCACCGCCTCCGCGCCGCGCGCTTCACCGGCCGGGCGCAGATCCACCGCGCGCCCAGCGCCTGCCGCGCCTGCTCCTGCCGCGCGGCGTTGCGCGCGGCCAGGTCCGGGTCGACCGGCACGCTGCGCACATCCACCAGCGGCGCCGCCGGCGGGTCGAAGACGAAGCGGCTGACCAGCTTTGCGAGGTTCATGCGGCCTCCGGCATCGGCTCGACGTCGATCTGCCACTCCACGCGCACGCCATCGATCGACAGCCACAGCGTCGAGCCCGTGCGCCTGAACTTGCCGCAGACGCCGAAGCGGCCTTCGAGCGCGTCGATCACGCGGTCCTCGGGCACCTCCACGTACACCGTGGGCACGTCCACCGCGTGCGCGGTAAAGCCGATCGGCAGGAAGCCCATCGCCACCAGCCGCTCGATCACGGCCTCGATCCGCCGCAGCGTCTGCACCAGGTGCAGCCGCGCCACGCCGGCGCGCGCCAGCAGGCCGTCGGCCAGGCGCATCTCGGGGCGGGGAAACTTCGGGTCGGCGCCCATCTCAGCCTCCCGCCAGAAGCCGCGCGACCACGCCGGCGACGAAGCCGAGTACGGCGCCGATGGCCACCAGCAGCACCCGCTCCGTGCGGGCGATCGAGCGGATGCGGTCCATCTCCCAGTCCTCCTCGGCGATGCGCCGCTCGACCTCGGCGGCCGGCGTCAGCTCGTCCCACTGCACCTGCGGCGCCGCCGGCGGCGGCGGGATCTGGCGCCGGACGAACATCCGGCCCATCGGCTCTGCACTCATTGCGCTTCCTCCTGGTCTGCGGGCGCGGCAACGCCCGTTGCTGCTGCCGGCGCACCGCGCGCCGGCTTGATATCGATCACGAAGCGGCCCGCGCGCTCGTCCCAGCCGCGCGGCGCGGGCACGCGCCTGGCGCAGCTCCTGCAGGCGCGCCAGTGGCGCGTGGCCATCGGGCTGGCGGTGGGCGCTTCGCGGTAGGCGTACTCGCGGCACTGGTCGCCGGCGATCAGCTTCTCCTCGCCCGCGGTGGCGGTGAGGAACGGGCAGGTGATGCTGATGTCGAGCATCAGCCGCACCCGCTCGCCGAACTTCTCGGCGCCGTAGGTGGCGTACAGGCCCGAGCCGTTGAACACCTGGCTCACGGCGCTGGTGGTGACGCCGAGCCGCGCAGCCGTGGCGCCCATGCTGGTGCGGGCGATCTCGTCGCGCAGCCGCCGCCACCAGCTCGAGTCCATGTACGGGGCCTGATGCGCCGGCGCCAGGTCGCCCTTGCGGCGGCGAAAGCGGCGCTCGGCGGCGTCGGGGCTCAGGCGGGGCTCGCGGCTCATCGCGCGGCCTCCTGCGGGGCCGGCTCGCCGACCAGGCGCCGCGCGTTCGGGTCCCAGGCGCCGCCGCCGCTCGGCTGCGGCACCGGCGCCAGCGGCCCCAGGTCCTGCGCCAGCAGGTAGCGCACATCCGCCCGGCCGCGGCCCAGCCGCGTGAGCACGCCGGCAGCGGCCAGCAGCCGCAGGTAGCGGTTCACGCGCACGCGCGTGGCCACGGTGACCGGCACCGCGCCCGCGGCGTCTTCCACCACGGCCAGCAGGCTGTCGGTGTCGAACTTGCGCTGCGCGCGCATGGCGCGCCACAGCCGCTCCTGGCCCGCGGTGGCGCGCGATCGCACCGGCGCGCCGTCGCCGATCCGCCCGGCGGCCAGCGCGGCGCGGCCGGCGTCCGTCAGCGCATAGCAGCCGCGGCGCGTGCCGCCGTCGCGGCCGACGGCCTGCCCGATCAGCCCGCGCCGGCGCAGCTCGTCGGCGGTCTTGGCCAGGCTGTCGCGCGTGCGGCCCAGCTCGGCCGACAGCACGTCGATCGCCACGGTCGCGCCGCGCAGGTCGGCGTGCCGCTTCGCAAAGCGGCCGATCGCCTCGAGGAGGAGCAATTGACTCACGCCACAGCCCTCCGCGCGCTGCGCCGGCTCTGCCACTCGGCGCACAGCGGCGTGTTGGCCAGCAGCTCCGCGGTCGCCTTGTGCGCGCCGTTGGCCTCGGCCACGCGCTCGATCGTGGCGATGCCGTTCAACACCAGCCGCGCCTTGCCGCCGCTCTCGCTGTACAACCGCGCCAGCAGCGCCTTGTCGATCTCCACCTCGGCGCACTGCTTCACCACGCCGAGGAAGTCGGCCTCGGTGAGCGGCGCGAACTGCACCATCGCGCCGATCCGGCTGGCGATCTGCGGGAAGCGCGAGAGCCGGTTCTCTACGTCGGCCGTGCCGGCGACGAGGATGCACAGCACCTCGGTCGCGTCCGTGATGTCGCGCACGCATTCGAGGGTGGCCGCGGTCGAGCCGATGATGTGCTGCACCTCGTCGAACACCAGCGCCGTCTGGGCTGTCGCGAGGTGCTTGATCAGCCGCTGCTGCACCTCCTGGTTGCGGCCGCGCTTGTCGACGCGGAACTCGTCGGCCATCTCGTCGAGCAGCGACCGCTTGCCCCAGGTGGCCTTGCAGCGGAACACCGCCGCCGCCTTGTCCACCGCCACCCGCTGCACGGCCGCGGTCTTGCCCAGCGCCGGCTCGCCGGTGACCAGGATCAGGCTCGCCTCGCGCGCGCCGCGCGTTTCCATCCGCGCGATCGTCTCGAGCAGCAGGGCGTAGTTCTTGGTGCGGACGAATCCGTGTTTCATTAACATCTCTCCCGTGGTTGGCGGTGGGGCGCTTCCTTCGCTGTCGATCACACGGCCGGCCGGGGCGGCAACCCCGGCCGGCCATCCCTGGCACGCGCTTCCTCTGCTATCAGCTGTAGCGCGACGGCCAGCGCCTCGCAGGCGCCTGGCGTCAGCTCGAAACTCGCGAACGGATGGGCATCGCCATCAGCCGGCGGAGGATCGAGGAGCTCGTCTATGGATATGCTGGCCACCACCTCCGGGAAGGACTTGTGAGTCGTTCGATGGAGGCGCAGGCTCGCTTGCGCGATTCGCTTGTAGGTCGGGTTGTTCCGCTCGGTGACCAGGACTTCGGCCCCCGCGTGCTCGATCCGGTATTCGTGTTTGCGCTTCATCGCCTGCTCTCCCGTGCCCTCGGCCGGCCAACGCGGCCGGGTCAGCCGGCCGACTTAAAAGAGGGGCTCGCGTCGTCCTTCCATGCGATGCCCATCGCCTCGTAGCGCTCCCGGCTGTCGGCGTAGTCCTCGCTCGCCACGTAGCGCGCCAGGAACGCCCGGTCCTGCTCGGTCCAGGCGCCGCGGTTCTCCATCAGCCACTCGTAGCGCTCGAAGAAGAAGCTGAACGTCGGGCGCGCAGGCGAGGCGGCTGCCTCTTCCCCAGCAAACGGAGCGCCCACCTGCGCCACGTCGCCGCCTGCCTGCGCGTCGGTTGCGGCCGCAGGGATCGCGCCCGCCGTCTCCGGCCAGTCGAACTTCGCCGCCGGCGAGGGCGCGTGCTCGATCACGTTCGAGCCCGCGAGTTCCTCGTGCACCTCGTCCATCTGCGCCTGCAGGCGCCGCGCCCGCCCCTTGGCGCGCTTCTCTGCCGCCGCCGCCAGCACGCTCTGCGGGAAGTAGTCGCGCAGGTTGCCGTCGCGCACCGCCTCGCAGATCAGCCGGTTCTCGCCGTCGAGCACCAGCACCGTGCGGGAGTCGTGGATGTCGTAGGCCACGCGCACCCACTGGCCATCCCACTCCGCCAGGTCGGCGTGGAAGTACACGCCGCGCAGGAACTTCACCTGCCCGCGCTCCACCTTCCGGTGCTCCTGCGGGCGGAACAGCGCATCCGCCTGCTCCGGGGCGACCATCACCGGCTCGAACCCGTCGGCGACAAACTTCGCCCAGTATTCATTCGGGCTCAGGTGGCGCAAACGCCCGGCCGCGTCCTTCACTCTGGGCAGGGCGCGGTGCGGCCTGTCGTTGTAGGCGTCGACCGCTGCCTGCAGGTACGGCACCAGCTCTTCCCACGGCATCAGCAGCCGGCTCGTTCCCGTCTGCCGGACATCCCTGCGCGTCAGCCGGAAGACCTTCTGCTTGCGCTCGGCGTCCATCACCTGGTTGATGAACGTCGGCAGGCGCCGAGCCGCCTCGACCCAGATCGTCCGGTGGCTGCGCTCCATCACGCCGCGCGCCTGGCTGTTGTAAGGCAGCGAGTGACTGATGGTGAAGCTGAGGCGGTCGGCGATGCCTTTCTCCGCGCTGTGCTGCATCTCGTTGCGGTAGCCGCTGCCGCGGTCGACGTACCAGATCGCGCACACGCCGTGCGTCATGAAGGCGCGCCGCTGCGCGTCCAGAACCGCGAAGGCGTTCTCGCTCAGCGCCAGCGACCAGCCCACGCACTTGCGCGTGGCGATGTCCAGAACGGAGGTGATCTCGGGCCGGAACGGGCGCTTGTGGTGCGGGTGCGCCACCTCGGCGTCGAACGTGTGACCATCCGCCGTGTAGCCGTCGGTCGGGTACATCTTGCTGCTGTCCCGCCGCACGTACGGGCTGATGTTCTTCAGCTCCCGCGGCCCCATCCGCCCGTCCTGGCGCGCCAGCGCGCCCAGCCGCTGGTTGATGAAGCGGCGCAGCTGCCCGTAGCTCGGCGGCTCGATCCCGTGCGTGGCCAGCACCGCCGGCAGCTTCTCGGCCACGAAGCGAATCGAGGGCTTGGCCGGTTGCCGCCACAGGTCGAGCGCCGCCCGCGTCCAGGGCGGCAGGCTGAAGTGGCGCGCGTCCGCCGGCGCCAGCGCGGCGTCGCCGCCGGCCTCGCGCAGCGCGCGCCATCTATATAGAGTGGATCGGTTGATCCGGGCCAGGCCGCCGGCGCGGGCGTTGGCCCGCTCGACCAGGCGCAGCGTCTCCGCCGGCGCCGCGCCCGCGGCCAGCTCGCCCTGCAGGCGGGCGATCGCCGCGTCGACCGTGCCCGCCGCAGCGGCCAGCGCGTCGACCAGGCGCAGCACGCCCAGCCGCGCATAGAGCACGTCGCGCTGCCAGTCGGCCAGCGCCGCCACCGCCCCGCCGCCGGGAGCCGCGACGAGCGCGCCGGCCGCCCCGCTGCCGGCGGAGGCGGCGGCCGCTACCGGGAGAGGAATCACGGCCCCGGACGGCGCGCCCGTCGCGGCAGGAGGCGCGGGGAGGGCGGAGGGCTGCGCCCGGAGTACGACAGCCTCCACGGCAAAGCGCACCGCTTCCGGGAGGCGGCTGATCTCGTACTCGCGCCCGCCGCCCTGGCCGGCGCGTTCGCGGCTCGGCCAGCACTCGCGCTGCGCCCGCTTCAACACCCCGCGCTCGCTGGTCGGCAGCACGTCGGCCAGGTTCATGGCCGCAAGCTCTCGCGCCGTCAGGAAGCCTGTCTTCAGGCTCATGCCGACAGCAGCGCGTCGTGGTGTTGTTGCTTCAGACCAAGGGCCACCGCAACTCGGTGCGCCTCACCGCGAACCGACGGTCGCCCGTCGTTCATGACGGAATACACGACCGCCTCCGAGAAGCCGTTCCGTCGCGCCCAGTCCTTGAACGTGACGCCGCTCGCCCGGAACTCTTCCTTCACCTGCTCCCTGGTCTTGATCGCCCTGCGTTTCGGCAT